ACTCTTGCCCTAGCCGGAAGAGCGCTTATGAGATGGTTTGCAAGACCGGAGATATGTATCTTAGCGGTCGTTTCTTCCTATATTTCTATGGCATACCTCAGTTTCTTGTGGAGTCTGAGATCAATTGCAATTTCCGTATAGCCGGCCCTGAGCCTTACGAGGGGTTCTATCCGGAGGTGGGGGATTATATATCATGGACTCAGGAGCGTAATGTCCCTATATCAAGGGATAATGTGTTTAAGATAAGTCCTGTGTATAAGAATCGATTTACGTTAGGTGGCAGGTCATTACCAGAGACGTATGATAGCAATTTTTGGGACTGCGCTTACCAAAGACCCAACGGCGTCATATGGAGCACCGCCGACGTGTCGGAGAACGGCATGACCGATCCTTGGCTGTCGTACAAGCCTATGGATTACCATGAGTTCAAGACCTCGTTCGGAAAGCTTATAAGCATGAAGGGAATAGAGTCGGATCAGATACTGGCTCGCTTCGAGAACCAGGTAGGGCTGTATAACGCCATAGACGTGTTGGCGGAGAGAATATCCCCGGAGAATAGCGAGCTAGGGACAGGTGGTCTTTTCGCCTCTCGTGGTATCGAGTATAATAATACGACGTTAGGATATTCCGGGACCCAGAGTCGGGATATGATCAGTTGCGAGTTTGGGCATTTTTGGGTCGATTTAAGGCGTGGTCAGGTGTTTAAGGTAGATTCTAATGGTAGGAATCTTACGGAGGTCACACCGGGGCTTAGAAACTGGTTTAAGGAGCATCTTCAGATGAAGATCATCCGTAGCCGGATATATAACGCTGATACGGACGCTGAGTTGTCTTATTATGATATCGATAACAAGTTCTTTGGTATAGGGCTATCCATGGGCTGGGATAATCGGTTCAAGAGGGTTCTGATAACCAAGAAAGATTATATACCGGTAGGGAATCCGAGCGAGTACCAATTCCGTGGCGGCCGGTTCTACAGGAACGGACAGGCGGTGGAGTTGCAGGACACCAGCCATTTCACGGACGTCTCGTTCACCGTTGGGTATAACTGCCTGAAGGGTGAGTGGAAATCATATTTATCCTACACCCCTGATTATTATATCGAGCACCAGCATTATTTCCAGTCCGGAAAGAACTACTCAAGTGAAAGTCAGGAGATAGGTTTATGGTCTCATGGTTTGACCAACCAATCGTATCAAGTATTTTATGGTAAGCTATATCCGTTTGTTATAGAGGTTCCGGTACGTGAGCAGTACGTGAATAAGATCCTCACCAACTACCAATATCGGATGGATGCCAGAAGATATCAGGATGAGGTTAATTACCAAATTCTTAGGACTACTGGATTTAATAAGGCATGGCTTTATAATGATACGAACAACAGCGGTGAGCTTCGGATGGTTATCGCCGACAAGAACGATATGAGCCAGCGGTTAAGGTATCCTGTAACCAATGACGATAGCCGTGAGATACTGGTGACGGAGGTTGATCAGAAGATAAATATAAATGACTATTTTAACGAGGTCAAAGACGATACGAACAATTTTCCGATATGGGTTAAGGATGTGAATGACATTGACCGTAAGATCGACCCCAGGGCTGTCGATTATCATCGGAGGTGGCGGGATCGTCTTCGTGGCGATTGGTTCTTGGCTAGGTTCGTGAATGACATTGAGAGCCGGTTCAAGATGATAGTACGTTGGTTTAGCAACGATGAGAAAGTTTATTGAGGTGATTATATACCTTTAAATATTTGATGTTATGGCAGCAGGGAAAACTAGCAGTAAAAAGAAGGGCAAATGCCCGAAATCAGGATGTATCAAGAAAGTAGGGAGTGATTGGCGAGTGGTCAGTAACAAGACCGGTAAATTATGGCCGGCTAAGTACAAGTCTAAGGAGAAAGCTAAAGGAGCCTTGGCTGCTTATCACATGCATTAGCGTATAAACGGGTACATGATTTATTATGTACCCGTTTCGTGTTTTTAGGCTTGTGATATTATGGTTATCTTTGTGAAAAACGTAATATATGTCTAAGAAGAATAAACCGGAGGAAATCCCATCGTGGATAAGGGATTTATATAAGGAGGATCTTGATCGTGTCGTAAGAGGCGAGCGTCCTATGTATTTCAGGGGTATGGATGATAGTCCTTTGAGAAACGTGTCCCCGGAGTTTGATATCCTTAGCGGAGGAGCCGCAGTTAAAGGCATGAATGGGATAAGAGGTGCGTTGTCCCCGTTGAATAATGGCATGGGTAATTATAATTTCAGTATCAGGGGTATAAATAAGAAGATCGGTGAGTTGGTTGATGAGGCGGGGCTATATTTACCTGAGAAATTAAGACCTGTATATCGGACTGTGGTGGATGCTATGTCGAGTTCCAAGGATAAGGGGTTGGGTCATATCACGCAGCCGTTGGCCAACGCCCTGTACCCAGCGGACGAGCGACGGGACCGGCGTCTGGACGGGGAGCACCCCGTTGGTTATGTGGATGCCATAGACGGCATATGGCCTAGGGAGAAATATGGGTTATGGGGAGAGAAGATTGAACGGAAAGCTGATGGAGGAGAGATGTATACCGTATCTAAAGGCGATACTCTTTGGAGTATAGCCAAAAGATTGGGATTATCTTTAGACGATATTGTATCGTGGAATAGGGATATCCCTGATATCAACAAGATACAGATAGGTGATAAGATAAAGGTTTCAGACCCATCGCTGTCAATAGAGAAAGAGGATCATGATTTGATGGATATAATATCCAGGGAGGCTGAGATCAATAAGATGAGCGATGAGGATATAATCAAGAGCGTCGGTCATAAATCTAATTATGCTATTGTAGATAAGAAGAATAAAAAACTAACGGTTTATTCACCGAGCGGGGATATTCTTTATAGCACTAATAATATAGGTGTAGGTGCTTCTGGCGATGATTATAATACCTATACCAAGACGACGAAGGATAAAAAACTTATCGCCGGAGCTGGAAATATGTCTACTCCGGCCGGCATAACAAGAGTGTCAGGTATAGGCGAGTATCATGGCCAGAAATCGTTCCAGAGAGCCAGGTTTGATCCTAAGACAGGCAAGTGGGATCATGATATATCGTCATCTATGCATCATGAGGCTTCTGCTGGAAGAGGATCTAATGGGTGTATCAGGCTTCTTGGGAATACGGGGAATGAGCTGTATAATTTTATAAAGAAGGGTGATTTTATTTATACACTTCCGGAGAAAGAGGGAAGTAGGTTTGTCGTTCGTGAGGGGTCGCTTAATTATATAGCGGATAACCCTTATGGCGAGGATTCCGGTGAGAAGAGACTTTGGGATGATTATAATGTTCATATAAACAAGGATTTTAGGCCATTGAATATAAGCGTAAAAAATAGTGATATATCTCCTGATATCTTGCCTAAATGGATTTATAACGCTTATGACTCAAAGAATGGCGTCAATTCTAGCAACGCTTTCCTTGGTGTTATATCAGCCATTGATAATATAGCCAAAATGGATAAGCTGGGCAATATAAAGGAATATAGCGACGCTATATCATATAACAAGGAACGTATCATGAGTGAGTTCGATATCGATAGCTACACTTATGATAGGATGGCTATGCTTGCCATGGGTATCGCCGAGCAGGAGACTAAGTTTGGTGTATCCGCAAGATATATAGGGAAACAAGCTATCGGTGATCAAGGCGTTGATATAGCCAAGAGATTCAGGTCGTTGTTAAATGGTAACGGATGGAATGACAGGTCTTATAACTCGAAGGGTATAACACAGATAAAGATAGAAGGTGATAATGATGAGACAAAGAAGATATATAATAAGTTTGGTATAGATAAGGAGAATATCCTAAAGCCATATAATTCAGGTATAGCTACCATGTTGCGTTTGGCGTCTATATACAAGAATGAGGTTGTCGGTCGTGGCTTTAAGGATAATAAAGGTAATGATATAGACAAATTCGACGCCTTGCTTTATAAATGGATGGGTAAGGGAAGGTTATTGAATAACGGCAAGGCTTCTCCTGATGATAATGATTATATCAATAATGTAAAGAAATATATTGGCAATTTTGATTTCAAGGTTAAATATAAGGATGGTGGGCCTATTGGTGATGATCCGTTGTATGTAAGACAGGATGTATCTGATAAGGCTTCGTATTTAAAAGATATCTTAGGTAATGCCATAAGAAGAAGATTGTACGAGAATGTCACCCCCGATGTGGTGGCTTCAAATGCTAGCCTTCCAGACAAGGTCAATGAGTTTATATATGGCAGAAACGGGAAGGCTAACGTTGATGAATATAGCGATCAACTATGGGCGAGATTTTTATCTCAACCTAATAATCTAGATGGCAATAATAAGGAGATACGGATTCCTGATAATGTCATTACTGATATTGAGAAGATGTTCAATCGTGACACTAAGGATGAGATAAAGAGGTTAGATAAGAAGATTCGTGATACGGAGCAAGAAATATATGGTTCTGATACACCGGCATCAGATGAGCTTTATGGTAAATTGGAGTTCTTAAAGAAGTCAAGAGAGTGGGTAGATATTTTTGAGAAGAATCGTAATTCTGTAAGATCTGGTAAGCCTACGGTTTTTTCTGAGTACGATTTTTATCCCGAAGCTGCTGGTGAGCTTACCCCGTTATCAGGGTTTGGCAATTTTACAATTTATAGGCGTCCGGATGGGAGGTTAGGTGTTTACGACGTGTATGATTTTTATAGCGATGATCAAGAGTTTCCTGTCAATATAGCTACCAAGACGCTGGATGCTATAGGTAATAAGTTTGATGAGAGAGGTTCGTTTAAGGATTATAGTCCTCTCCCGGAAAGCGGGAAGGAGGCTCTTGTCCGTAACGCTATTATGTCTAAGAATAAGTTAGAGAATAAGGAAGATGGAGGGCCGGTTGATACAGGGCGAGATTACGGGTCTGGTAAATATGTTATTGATCCAAACAGATCAGAGGATAATAAGATGGCTGTGTATGATGAGATATGGGATTATCTGACTGATAAGAAGGGAATACCACAAACACAAGCCATCGGTATCCTGTCGAACATCGCCGCCGAGTCCGGAGGGGACACCGAAGCCCTAGGCGCCGCCGGTGATTTTGGCATCCAACAATGGCTTGGACCGAGGAAGAAGGAGCTACAGCGCAGGTATGGGAAGAAACCGACATTGACACAGCAGTTGGATTATCTCGTGGATGAGTATCAAGGCAAGGTCCCGGGGTTAGGTTGGAATTACATCAATCAAGGAAAGTTTTTTGACAAGGACGCTCAAGGTAATGTATATAATTACTATATGTATTCTAAATCCGATTTCGATAACGCCGTCAACTACAAGGACGCTACCGTGGCATGGAATCAAGGATACGGTAGGCCTCTTGGATCGACCTTAAGAAATGAGAAGAGATTTGAGTTCGCTGATATGTTCGCTAATAGGTATGGTGTCCCGGAGAACGAGCCAATGAGATACGAGTTCGGACAGCGGGATTCGGGCACGGGGGACGGAGGTCAGCAGCCCGTACCTGAGACGGTAGCCCCTGCCGATCCTTCTTTGGCTTCTCGCCCATCTATGGATATTTGGTGGGAGAAGGAAGGCCAAGACCTGTTATATAAGATGCTAGCTCAATCAGGCGCCAACAGGAAAGCTATAGAGGATATCGCTAATAACATCAAGAACGATCCCCAATCAGAGGCGCAGATAGCGGAAGCTGAGCGTATGCGTAGGGAGCAGGCGAAAAGGCAGTTGGTGCTTAATATGATACCGGGGTTGATGCTGAATATAAAGGGTATGAGCAGAACCCAGAATTAATGCTATATTTGCGAAGTAATTAAACGTTTTAGATATGAAAAGATTGTTATTTTTATTTGCTATGTTATTGACGCCGTTCGCTTTGATGGCGCAAGAGGTAATCCCATCAGAAGGGACTATCACCATTGATCTAACTACCTTTACCGGCATCATGGCTTTTGTCACGATGTCAGCTACCCAACTAGCCAAGGTAGTGCCGTATATTGACACCCATAAGTGGGCTAAAGTCCTATCCGCCGTAGTCATAGGTATGCTGGTTTGTATATTAGCGTGGCTACTAAAGGTGTCTCCATTGCTTATAGGGAGTGAATGGTGGGAGGCTCTATTATATGGAGTGGCTGTAGGTCTCAGTTCTGCTGGTTTCTATGATTTGGTTAAGGCTATAGGATCATTATTCATAAAAAGAATTTAATTCTGTACATAATAATAGCATTTGCTGAGAGACTCATCGTTGTGAAATGATGAGTCTCTGTTTTTTTAAATTATCTTTGTGTCAGAACGAAATTAATTAGACATGAGCAAATACGTAATCAAGAGGAAGATACCTAAATATCAAGAGGCCGGGGAAGTCGGGTCGTATATGCTTGGTAATATGGACGGTATACAAGGGTTAGGTATAGAACCTTTGGTGAATACCAACCAAGGATTACCCGCGCCGGTCAATCCGCTAGGGATATATTCTTTGGATACTCCAGATCAGTTGAGGACTAAATACGCTAATGCTTTTGATCAGGATAATGTGTTTCCGGCTAGCTTCAAGGGTAGTTTACAGCGTATAGCTGAGAATTATCAGGACAATGGTATTACGCTTAATAACATAACTGTTAACGATGTTGATAAGTCTAAGACCGGTTCAGGCGAGACGGATGTTTTTGATTTTACCACCATCCCCTACTATGGCGCTGATGATATAGGGTCTAGATTCACTCAGATGGGTCGTGGTATAGGGCGTATGAGAAGCGAGGGATATGGTGATTTATCCACTGGGGCTAAAACAGCTAATACGATAACCACCATAGCCTCAGGAATTAGTGGTATCATGGGATTGGCTCGTAACGTGGTTTCTGGGATAGCGTCTGAGAAAGGTACTCGTACCAATATCAGGTTGGCTCAGGAGCGTGAGGCCAGACAAAGAAGGCAATCCCAGATGCAGTACAAGGATGGTGGGGATGTTTATCTAGGACCTAATAATAGGTTCGATAGCGGAAGCCTTACCGGTGAGTACCTGTATCCGTTACCTAAGTCGATGGAAGATCAAGCCAACGTGGAGGTCGAGAAGGGTGAGTACGTGACGCAGCCCGGAGAGGCGCCGATGGAGGCTATGGGGCAGAAGCACGCCGATGGTGGAACCCCCGTTTCCTTGGAGCAGGGAACGAAGGTTATTACCGACGACACAACCATAGAGCCGGATTTCGCTAAATACATCAGAGATACGTATGGGATCAAAGCCACGCCTAAGGATACGTATGCTACGTTAATGGACAGGTATAAGGCTAAGATCGGTCTTAAATCGGCTTACGATGATCAGAAAAAGGCATTGGAGAAGCTGGAGAAAAATAATAAGATAGACGATGAGAATACAAGGCGTTTGAACGCCTCCGTATTATCCAAGGCTATAAATGATAGCAACGATATCGTTAATGGATTAGAGGGAAGATTTACGGACTTCGCTAATGTCATATACAAAGAGCAGGAAGACCGGAAGATGAAGAAGGATGAGGATACGTATTTCGCTAAGGGTGGTGAGATAGATAATATCATATCCAGATCCATGAAAGAATACGGTCTTACGGAGGAGGATATAGCTGAGGCTAAGAAAGAGCTGCTTAAGAAAGTGGCTGGTATTCGTCAGAAGATGGAGATAGGAGGCACGTCTTTGTTCGGTCGTAAATTAACTTTCCGCCCGATCGAGAATAGGTTCAACAATGATCCTAACTATTTCGGTTATCAACGCCAAGGAACTGATGGCTCTTATGGAGGTATTAATACGGATGAGAGGTTGAATTATTATAAGACATTCAATCCGGTCGCTTACGATGCTTATATGGGAGCTTCAGAGGGCGCTAGGACTAGGGCGTTGCAAGACGCTATCTACGGTCAGACAAGTAGCTGGATGGGCTTGGCTACGGCTGAGAACCCGATCATCGCCAACGCCGAGGCGCTTCGGGATTACACGACGCTCGTTTCCTTTGGCGGTGAGGATAGTCAAGGTAATTACCCGGAAGACAAGAAAGCCGCATATCATGATAGGATGAGAGACAATAAATTAGGTTTGTTTACCACATCTCGCCCTATGATCGGTCTAGACGTTGTTACAGAGGAACAGCATAAGGCTCTTAACGATGCTGGTATCACCCATTTTAGCCAACTATTCTCTGACAAGAACAAGGATGTCGTTAATAAGATACTTGGCGAGGATATGCTTAAGATGCAGGCATTGAGATCCATGAAAGGAATGGAAGGTCTTGATTTTATACTTGATCCTCATAAGGCGGCTCCCGGTCCTATGGATATAGGTGATGTGGAGGAACCTGATGTTAAACTGGATATGCCTGAGCTGATTGATCCCAATACACTCCCTAAGACCAATACAAATGCCGGTAAGTCGAACAGCGGCAATGGAGGCAGGAATATAGTGGGTGGCGGTCTTGACTTTCCTGAGGTGTTCAGGATGACTCCGGGAGCCGTGACAACGGAAGGTCTAGAAAGACATTACGCTCCTACCGTGGACCCGGTGTTGAGATCGGCTGATCAGTATATGGTTGAGGCTAATCGTGCTTTCCAATCACAATTGGATCAGATGGGTAATGTCCCGGATTCCCAGAGAGGGGCTTTATCTTCCAATTTACAGGCTATCATGAGTTCCAATATAGGTAAGTATATAAATGAGGTAGAACAAGGAAATGTGGCTCAAAGGACTTGGGCTGATAATGTCAATGCTCAGTCATGGGCTAATACTTATGATAAGAATATAGCTCAACGCCAAGCTTACCAGCAACGGATACTACAAGGATTGGCTATAAATGACGAGAACTGGGCTAGGTATTTCGATAGCGTCAATGATGAGATTCAGCAGAAGTGGAATACGGCTACGACCATGAATACATTAAGATCTATATTCGGGGATGTAAAGATCGGTCCTAATGGGCAGCTGATCGTTGATCCTCAAGGAGATATATTGAGTTATAGAATATTATATCCCGCTCAGGAAGTAACTAAAGGCAAGAAAGGATAAAGGATGGCTTCACAATATAGTATATTAAGGAATTACGGCAAGTACGTATCACCTTACAACATGGATGTCATGATGCAGGGTATGGGATACATGCAGCAGAAGATAGATACCAATCGGCAGGCTATAAACGAGTATGCTGATTATATTATCAATTCTGACATTATAAAACCTCAGGATAGGGAATATCTTCAGAATAGGTTAAATGGATTGATACAGGACGTGAATAACGTGTATCGTAAATCTAATCTGGCTTCTGATGGTATAGCCAGAAGTATACAGGCTCGTCTTGGAGAAGCTCTGGATACCCGTGTGTTGAATGCTATTGCCGGTACTAGGGAGATCCGGGCTTTTAGCGAGAAGATGGAGGATATGAAGCTGAACAATCCCAAGATGTATAGTCCTATAAACGAGGCTGAGGCTTTTGCGGATGCCGTGGCTTGGATGAATGACGGTCAGGTAGGGACACGTCTTAATCCTATACATTATACCCCTTATACGGATTATCATGCTGAGATTGATGAGAAGATGAAGAATTTCATCTCCCTTAACAAGGGGAAGAAAGTCAATGTACCGGTGACTGATGCCAATGGTAACAGGACGGGCGAGATGCGTGAGATGTATATAGATGAGATGAGTTACGCTCAGGTCAGGGATATAGCCATGGCTTCTATATCTGAGAACGGTAAGGCTCAGATGCAATTAGAGGGAAGATATATGGCTAGAACGAATCCTGACTTATTTAATGTTCAAAGCACCTCAGATTTCCTTAAAGGGTATATTGATGATTTCAGTGTCAAGGAAGAATCCATACGAGCCAAGCTAAAGGGCGTTGGCAATGACAAGGTCAAGAGGGCTAAGTTGGAGTCGGAGCTGGCGGATATTATCAAGCAGAGAAATGATTTCGTGGAGGAGGCCGAGGGCGTTATCGGTAGCAACTACAGCCCGGAGCGAGCCGGCATGTTCATGGTACGACAGCAGTTCCTTCGTGGCGTTGGACTGAGATGGTCTTATAATAACTCATACGAGACGTTGGGTGTTGATGATTATTATTTCAAGGCCAATCAACAGATGATGGAGAGAGCTAAGTTCAATGAGACAAAAAGGCATAATCTAGCCATGGAGAAAGCAGCGTTGATGAGAGCTAGCAAATTGGGTAAGTCGGAGAATGGGGGTGACGGAGGTGATGACACGACCGGTCCTACCGTGGTTACTAAGAGCGCCAATCTTGAAAATGTGAATATAAGCGATGAGTTCATGAACGGGTTTATAGCCAATGAGAGGGCGGTAACTACCGGCATGAGTAATTTTGTTAAGTCACTGTCAGATGACGCTAGAAGGAAGATCGACGCATGGGCGTCTGATCCTGAGAATAGTAACGTGGTCAAGGATATGGATAACGATCAGGTTATCATGGCTTATTTCAAGGCTAATGGAGGGTCAAGGAATGAGCTACTTGATTACAATGGTCAGGATAGTTACCTGAAGCTTCTTGGGTTAAATACCCAAAGAGTGAAGTATAATAAGATCAATGATGGATTTAATAAGGCGGAGAACGCTGTTTTGGATGGCGTTGACGCTATAGTCGAGAAAGAGGCTAAATCTTTTGATGGATCAGGCATAGATGTTAGTTACGGATTTGGGACATTTAATCTTGAAGATATCAACAGCAATGGTGATAAGGTTTTTGATATAGATGGGATAAATGACATAACATTAAATGATTGGGCTAAATTATCGGCATATAGCTCTATTCTTAGTAATAGTGTTAAAATGACCGATCTTATTCATGCAGCCACTCCTGGTGTCCATAACCCTATTGTTTTAGGGGATGTCAATTCTGGAGAGGCGGCTGTATTGGTGAATAGGATAAATGATTTGATGGGTACGTCATTGACATTGGATGATATTAATTTATTATCTCTTATTCCTATGGATGTTTCTGATGACGGTAATATGATAAAGGTGCTGACTGATGGGCTGTCTGATGGCAATAAAAGGAATGTGGCCGTAGCTAAGGCCATGTATGACGAAATGCAGAAAGAACAATACGATGTGTTTAGGCACAAATGGAGTCGTGGCGATCTGGGAAGGTTGGCTGATGACGCCAAGCGAGCCGGCGAGGATTACTTGAGACAATATCGTCATGAGTACGCCGAGCGTGAGTATATCTTCTCCGGCGATTATCCGTCTAAAAGCCAAGCCGAGTATGATTATATAAAGATTAGTGACCTGTTTACCCGTGGTGGCGGTTTTATCCCCAAGGATGAGGATAATGCCAATACGAAGATAACGTTTACCATATCCCCTATAGGTGATGGTAATTGTCAGATCATTGGCAATAATGGAGGTGATGGTCGATCTGTTGTTGAGGTAAGCGAGGCTGATCTGGCTGCGAATGGACTTACTTTCTACAAAGAGGATGTAAGCATCCCGTCCGAGACCTATGATTCCGGTGTCGTACCCATATCTTTCGCCAGCTCAAGCAACAACGCTTATGGGAAGATGGCTAAGTCATTGTTGGTAGCTCCATTCGCTTACGCTAGCGGGGCCAAGGACACGGTAATGCCTTATATAGATATGTTTACGAATATAAATGACGGTAATATCAGGAAGAATCAGATGATGATCGCTACTGACGTGTTGTTCGATAACGCTTCTATGTACGAGTTAAGGGCTTCCGGATATAAGTATAATAATGGTTCTTCTGGGATAAATGTTGATATATATAGCAAAGGAGGGGCTAGAGAGGGTAATACCCCGTTGTATTCAATTGATCTGGATGGCGTTAACTATGCTGATGAGGTAGCAAGGAAGATCGACTTCTGCCCGCAGTATTATTTGGTCATGGCATGGCAACAGATACTTAGCAAGGAGAATGAGGTGTATTGGAGGAGCGAGGGAAGATCTACTACTGATGATTTCGAGAGCTTCATCTCGCCCATAGCTGATATGATTGATCAGGAGATAAGAAACAGGAATAACGGAAATAGTGGAAATAATGGAAACAATGGAAATCTATAATAATACCTCTAACGGAAAGGATCTTGCCGAGAAGTACAGATATCCTACCATAAACGTAGATAATATAAAGGCTATTGGTACGGATCCCTATGATATACCGGATCGTGACCTGCCTCCGGTATTGGATCCGTATTCCGCTTCCGAGAGATCAAAGTCCCAGATACCGTCATTGTCGGAGAGGATCAAGAATACTGTTAAGACAAATTATTATGATGATATGAAACATATGTCCCCATTAGGATATATGGCTTCTGATCAAAGCTATAAGGGCAGGTTTAATCTTACTGGTCCGGAGATATCGTTGGAGGATTCAAGGTATCGACTTAGTAGCGGTACTTGGATACCTAAATACGAGTCTTATATCCCTGGTGTAGATAATGACACACGTTTATCTAGGAGTCAAGGTAGGACTGAAAAATGGATGAGAGGTTTGGGAAAATTTGTAGGTAAGACTGCCCTATACGGATTAGGCGGCGTTATCCAGCCTTTTTATGGTATTTACGCCGGTGTATCCAGAGGTAATTTTAACGCTGTTTTTGATAACGATTTCACGAGATGGTTGGATGATCAGGACAAGAAGATGGATTACGGTCTTGCTCATTATTACAATCGTGAGGAGCGGGATATGAATTTCCTTCAAAGCATGACTACGGCTAATTTCTGGTCTAACGATTTTTTATCCGGTCTTGCTTTTACTGTTGGAGCCATGTTATCATCAGCCGTATATTCCGGCGCTGGATTGATGAACTTAGCTCGTACGGGAGCTAGGGCAGGCGTGGCATTGGCTAGGATAGGCAAGGCGGCTTCGGATACCAAGAAAGCGTTCGGCGCTTACCTCAGGGCCGCCCGTATAGGACAGAGGGTAGGCAAGGGACTGGACACCGCCGCCTTCCTTGGCACGTCCACCGCATGGGAGGCATCTGTCGAGGCCAGAAGTATGCTGATGGAGGCTGAGGAGAATTTCAGGCAGTCTTACCGTAACGCTTATGGAAGGGAAGTCCCATATGAGGAGCTTATGAAGTTCAGGGCTGATAATGCCAATGCCGCTAATGCTGTATTCGCCGCCAACGTCGGCATATTGTCATTATCCAATATAGCTATGTTCGGTGATATGTTCGGCATGGATCTTGGCGTGGATAAGTTTATAAAACGCAATATATTTGGCGTAGGGGCTGAGAGGATGGATAACGGTATGTTAAGAACCATAACGCCAAAGAAATGGCAGAAAATAGCCGGGAATACGTTCAATATTATCAAGCGCCCAGTGTCAGAAGGTCTTTATGAGGAAGGTCTTCAGGGAGTGGCTAGCAAGTCCGCCGAGGATTGGGTAGAATCAAGATACAATCCTATGGCTATCCGTCAGAACATAGGTTATATGGAGGCTATAAAGAACGGGTTCAAGGAAACATACGGGTCTAGTCAAGGCTGGAAGGAGATCGGCATCGGTATGATTATCGGATCGGTTATGGGTGGAAAGACCTTTGGAGGTATAAAGGAATGGAGCCAAGACATGTCCAGGAACAAGGGGATGGTGGATGCCTACAACGCCAATGCCGGCGCCTTGACTACCGCCGCTATCCGTGCTATTCGTGGCAGTATGGCTCTTAACGCTCAATTATCTGGTGTAGACACATCGTACGAGAGTGATGGTAGGATCATAAATAAGGATTTTAGTGACGCCGTATTCAATCGTCTTCGTTATGATTCGGAGATGGGGATGCTGGATGATACGAAGGAGAATTTCAGGACGGTAGTCGAATCTATACCTAATAGCGATATAGCGTCCGATATGAATATGACGGATGAGCAGGTTAATGAGTATAAAGCCGATCTTGTCAACGAGTTTAATAAGAAGGTGGATAATTTTACCATGGCCAACAGATTCGCCGACTCACTTACTGAGGGTATCCCGAACAGGTCTTTTAACGCCTATATCTCCAATATGGCTTATAATGGCCTTGAGGCGAAGGATAATTTGAACGATATTGCCAATCAGTTAAGAAGGATATACAATACGGATATAGGTCCCGCTCTTGATATATATTCTCGTCTTAATCCTGATTCGAGCAGGGATCTTGAAGAATTAAGGAAGCTTACGGATGATATACAGAGGATGGAGAAGAATATCTTGAGGCTTCAACAAAGTGTCGCGTCGAAGGACGCTCTTGAATCTGATAAGGCTAAGTTGGTCAAGGAGAATGATAGGCTTCTTAAATTAACAGAGGATAGGATCGCATTGGAGAGGAAATTAACTACGTTAATTAACTCAGAGGCTGATATATCTAAGTTGTTCTTAAATAGAAATGATTCAAGGATCAGTGCCGCTGATCTTATGGCGGCTTATGATACTATAGCTGATTTTGAGAATGCCGTGTCTACCCGTGGGGTCGATAATCATAAAGAGGCCATGGCGTTGCTTAGCGAGTATCGTCATAATCTTGTGGCTTATAAGAATATAAACGAGTCTCTTCGTCGTATGCGTGACAGAAGATTCATCCGGGCGCAGGAGCGCGGGTTCATGAAGATATTATCGAACGTATGGGGTAAGACTTATGAGGAGGATGATAGCAAGTATGATTTCAGGAATACTGATAATCCTGATGCCAATGATCTTTACGCCAACGACCAAGCTATAGACAAGGCTTACCAAGATGGTCTTATAGGGGAGGATGAGGCATTTATGTTCAAGACATATAATCATATGATAGCCAGATCTATGGAGAACGAGATTAAGACCGATGAAGGTAGTATAGTCGAGAGGGTTCCTGATGATGAGGATATCATAAATCCTTCTGACGATAGAATCAATAATATAGCTATAAAGATATGGAACGGTAATGAGGATGTCTTATCTCCTAGGGAGAGACAGATATATGATAATAACAAGCCTCGTGTCGATAGTTTAGTTAACGGGTTTGGGGATAATCCTATTTCAAGGATCAATAAGGCTAGATCGATAATAGATAGATTGAAGATCCATGATAATATTTATGATAATATCAAGGACGCTGTTGATGATATTGTAGATATGAATATCAATGGTCTTGATCAGGATCAGATCAAAGAAGCTATAAAGACTTATAATGATCTTATGAATGAGGCTGACAATGGCAATGAGATTGATCAGGATAAGCTTAATGAGGCTATTGATATTATCAATAATTATTCCGATGGGCCTCTTCTTCAATTCGTGGAATGGATGAGGTTGTATGATAACGGAAGTATAGCTGTCAAGGATTACGATAAATCCATACCTATGGGTGATGTCCTCACAGAGAGCGAACCCGGGACATCCACCGGCAGGACGGAAGTTAACGCCGCCCAGAATCCGGTGGTGTTGATGGCTCAGAAGAGAGAGATCGGTGGGGTTATGTATTATGAAGTTGGCGGAATGAGACTTGACAGGTTTATGGACAGTCTTGGGCTTAAAAGATCTGATGCCACTGATACTGATAATGGAAGGGTGATGGATTTCACCAACGGAACCGACATATTTACTGTTATAGAGTCGAATAACCACTCAAGATGGATGATTAGCGAGGATGACGCTCAGGCTTTCGAGAACGCTACCGGTGTCATATTGGGGCGGCAAACCGCCTTGTCGACCTCCATCTGGTTTATGGTGTATCGCAAGGGGCAGGATGGATCTATTGTCCCTTATTATACGGGTGATACGTTTGGATCTAACAACGAGTCGGTGAATCAGGAAGCAACGGCTAGCCTCCGCAAGGGTGATATGGTAAGGTTTAAGATGGATATGTTAGATCCATATACCAAGGAATTGTATGATAAATACAATAGCCTTAACGCCGTTGACCCTAATTCTGATGAGACTAAGTCGGCTTACCGAGAGCTGGTTGATAATATGGTTATTAAGATCGTGGATGGTGATGGTAATTTTGTCTCGGTGCTAAAAGCCAATGATCCAGACTCAAAAGGGAGTAACGCTGATTTAAGGAGTATGGCCTTTGAGTTGTATAGGGATAATGTAGGATCCGTCGCGGGTGAGATTGATATACCGTTCGTAGGCACAGTCACCAGTGTTTTGCCGGGAAGACCTAATTTTAGCATAAGTGATGATAATGGGACGTTGATGGTATCCGAGAATGACTTTACCAACGAGACGGCTGGTAAGGTCGAGAGCGTAGGATATATAGAGAATGGGGAGGTTACGATGAGGGATGATATTAAGTATAATATATTCCCGTTCTGTACGGCTATCGTCAGGGACAAGTATGGTGATTATAAAAATTCACGTATTCCGGTCGTAGCTATAAAGACAGGAAATGGAAGAAATTACCTGTACCCCGTAAGATTGAAAAATCAGGATATATCGTCATTTTCATCCATGATCGAATCGATGGCTGATAGGATTACGGAGGGTCTAGGCGGAGGCGTAAGTATTGATGATATAATGGATCTTAATAACGCTATAGCCAGATCCGGGTTGGATAATAAGACATATATGATTCCGCTGGCGGGAGATGTGGATGTTATCAAAGGCCGGCTTGAAGCTGTCAAGGAAGCGGTTAGCAGGATGCCTATGACCGCTGATGTAAGAGGATGGATAGGTGATTCCAGAACTAAGGAGGATATTTTGATGAATGACGTTACGATCAACATTGATCTTAATAACGATCCTTTCATAGCTCCTAAGTTCAGGATGAGTATTAGGAGGGATGAGACGTTCTTCGAGGATACGGAGACCCCGTTCGTCAACCCGTCCAGCTCCCAATCGGGTTCCGCTTCGCCTACGAAGGCGGCCGAGGACAAGTCTTTGGTTTCCGACGGCAACGTAGTATCTGGAGAAAATGAGGCGGAAAATCCTTGCTAAATTAAATATCTTGACTTATCTTCGCAGCGTCAGTCCATCACCTGACGAGTAAGATATTTAAAAGTTGGTCCCTGTCGGGTGTGTGATGGCCCCGGTGGGGACTCTTTATATTATGCAACTAGATTCTTTTTTACATCGGAAGATCATGCAAGACCTACGCATCCAGCGAGTGAAGGTCTTGATGATGTTATACACCAGTAACTATTTTGTCAAGGTCAGACAAAAGCAGTTGCTTGATCATACATACGCCTTAAGCAGGGATCAGGCTTTTGATTATATGACTGAGTTCAATAAAAGACTTAGTGATAAGGTTGGTATAAAATGTACGATGGATATCCTTTTACCTACCGATGATGATAATGCTAACATCATAATCGAGCACAATGGTATTATCAAGAAGTTGATGAAGGAAGCCGAGAAGCTGGAACTTGATACTGATGCTATCAAAGTCATGATGCGTGATCTTCTTGATGAGTTGAAGGATGATATTGATCTTAATATCCTGATATTTGACGTAACCCAGTTACTTATAAAATATAATCTATTTAGGTTGGATGCCATAACCGAGCAGGAGTTCAAGAACTCTTTTGTCAGGATGGATAGTAGGAATATGGAGATAAAGAAACTAACTTTATCTGATATCAAGAAGGTGGTGGAGATGATAGAGGATAGGTATAGCTACGCTTTATATATGACAGAGGAATATGGCTGATTACATTTTTTGTAAAAATATCTCTTGTTTGTTTGTAGTTTCAAAATAAGGTCTTATATTTGCGGTGTCTATCCGTTGCTAGACCAGAAGAAGATATTAATATCGCTTAGGCGTAGGCGATAAATGAGAGTCACCGGTGGAGTAACGGACGCTGGTGGCTCTCGTTGTTTTTTTTGTATTATGTGTAATATTGTTTTGAGTGATGATTTATCTATCAGATCGTATTTTGAAAAGGTTTTAAATCTAAGTAAACTTGGTGATAAATTTCCTGTTAATTTAGATGATGTATGGCCATTGGTTTATTCGGCTAAGGAAAAAGCTGTTAGAGCTTTAGTAAGTAGCGATCAGTTTATGCAAGGTATTGATTATGAGATTTTAGCCACAAATGGCGAAAATATAACAGTAGGAAGACCTGTAAATGTTTATATGATTTCTATATCTTGTATGGAGTATTTTATAGCTAGAAAGGTTAGATCTGTGTTTAATGTTTACAGGGATGTTTTTCATAAGGTGATAAATAAAATACCATCTAGCTATTCGGAGGCTTTACGGATGTATGCTGATGAAGTGGAAGCTAGAGAGAAGGCTGAAAAAGAAGCTAGGCTTGCGTTAGAAGCTAAACGAATATCCGATAACATCATTAAAGAACAAGCTCCTATGGTTGAGTTTGCTAAGACGGCCGAAATAGCTCAAGAGACAGATATGTTGATTAGGGAGGTTCGGGAAAAGTTAGAGGCTCATGGTTATGATATAGCGGAGAAGAATCTCCGGATATTGCTTGAGGATAATAAGTTTTTCGCCAAGACCGGTAAAAGATGGTTGTTATCCCAAAGGATGATAGATCGTGGTTACGCTCGTTATAGATATCGTAATGACGATGAGTTTTATGGAACCAACACTGTTTATGTGACTCCTAAGGGATTCCAGTGGATCGTGTCTAAGATATCTAGGGAATGGATGTCTAGGTTCTTGGAATTGAAAGGTAGGGTTCTCAGTAGATCAGATAAAGATATTTTTCGCTAAACGATAAACTCCATTTTTATAATTTAGGATTGAGTTTTTGCCTGTCCGTGAGGATCGGCAGAATGATTTGTACTTTTCAAAGTAAACATAAGGTTTGTTATTATGTTGTTATTTAGTATCCCGTCCGCTCGTGAGAGTAGGCGGGATTTTCTATCTTTGTGTCAAAACGATTTAGTAATGGGTAGATCTTGTTATGTTATAAAAAATAAGGAGGGTAGGGTAGATAATGTCCTTGCCCCGAACGACCAACCATCCGGATTATACCAAAGGGCGATGGAGGTGCTGGGCGACCAGAAACAGGCCTTGTCGGTCTGGGGTACGGCCTACTCCCCCGACTTCGTGTCTTTCTTTGGCGATTGGATGTCCATGTCATCAGAATATGATCTGGATAGTAATGGGGAACCTAGGTATGATGATGTTATGTCATTTATCAAGCGAAAGAACTATTTCGCTGGCAATTTCATGGCCGATGAGGTTAAGGATATCAATAACACCCTTACTTCCTTGGGGGTTGATAATATCAATGATCTTAATGATATGATTGTATCTAATTTCCTCTCAGGCGGTGATATATTCCTCAATAGATACAATCTTGATAGGTCCGGGATGTATGACGCTGATGAGATTGATAATATCATGACCAACAGATCAGCGTATGAGCGGGTAAGGGATATGATGAGGAGGATTGTCGATTTTATGTCTGACGGGGATCTTAATGAGAAGGATATGTATTTCCTATCTTCCGAGTCAGGTCTTGGTGATGATTATATGATATATGAGGATGCATATGACTCGTTAGGGAAGAGAAGGGTCTTGAATCCAATAGAGGTAAGGGATACGATCATGAGGGCGGTAGGCGGTATCAGCGACCGCCGGGAGTTCGATCAGGCTTTCGCCTCCATCCCCTACCCTTCTTTGGCGCTCCGGTATCAGGAGGATCAGGATTACGCCGATCGGATGTATGACACGTATCGTAATATGACCCGTATGGAGGTTAGGGATCAGGAAGGGAATACGATTACCGACTCATACTCCAATAGCACCATACCGTATATCAGTACGCCTAAGGACATGAAAGCCCTAAGGGGTAAGGTTGGGGAGATAATCGATATGGATGATTTTAAGGACATCAAGGACGTTGCCGGACGTCTGCATGACATAGCCATGGATCTTGCCGACATGGGTGTGGATATAAGCGAGGCGATCAGCGATGAGATGGTTATATCCAGACCTGAGGATATCCGTGATCTTATGGCGTCGCTGGACGTCATGTTGTCTTCCATACAGGCCGGCAATTCGGTATACGATAGCTTTATCTCCGATCTTGATAGGATAACAGGAAAAGGGAATCCGATATACGAGGTTCAGGATACTTATTCTACTGGGGATAGGATGGTGTATGTAAGGTCCGGGAATACATCCCCTTCCGATATGTATGATAGGAGCATGTTGTATATTAGTAGGAATACGTACCATAACACGGCCCCGATAACCGACACCGATCAGGCCTATGAGATGTTGGCCAATATCGGGATAGAGCGGCCCTCGTACTTGCCGGCTGGCGTGGTCCCCGCCGGGGCTTCCCGTTCCGATATTGGCGTGGTCAAGGATAATATAAAAAAGCTGGTTATGTCCAACATCTCATCCTCGAATACCGAGAACATGATCCTTACCAGATTGATATACCAGCATCCCGTAACCCCTAAGATGGATGATGTCGATATTGATCGGGAGTTCAGGAGATACGAGGCTAGACAGGGGAAGGATCGGGATTTTATCAAATCCTGTACATCGTTGAGGAAAATCCAGATCAAGGAAAGGTTAAAAAAATCGTATTTGTATAATAATGTCTTACGTTTCCTTGATTTTAATGGATTTTATAATGTATCTTTGAACCACCATGATAGAGGTACGTTAAAAAGCATGGAGATGTCGTTGCCGGAAGGTCAGGTAAGGGATCTTCTGTTTGACGTGGCTATCGAGTCCGGTGATAGTAGCATGAGAAACCTTTTCTATCTGGATAGTCAGGATAGGATGATGGATGCCGGGTTTTACAGGTATCTGTACCAAAGGAATCCGGGCCTGCTCCGGGAGGTCAACGGCGGCGTCGAGGTGAGACCGGACGGTTCGTTCTTGGCTCGTGGGAGGTATGATGATTTCGTGTCATTCCAATCCGGTTTATATGAGAAGGTAGGTGAGACGGTTGATGGTGCGATATACAGGTTCGTTGATGATCTTATATACTCCGATCCATCATCATATCAAGAAAACATGGTACGAAGGATGGGTGACGTTACGGTAAGGAGTGACGATAACCGCCTGTCAAGGATAGAGGATGATCCCTCATCCAGTAAGATAGTTAATGAATACACTGCTAATACAAATAAGTTGATGCGAGATTTTTCGTGTAGTTAATCTCTCTTTGACGTCGTGAGACGTTTTCTTTCGAGCATTGAAACATTGAATTTATGGATTTGCATGAATCCGGGTCGTAGTGATACGTTCCGGATTTTTTGTCTTGTATCGGTTCTTATTAATCCCATTTACAAGACATTAAGTACTTTGATGATGACACATATCACGATCTTAGGGCTGTTAATTTTTGAACTTTGTAACGCCCGCCATCAGGTGGGGTTATTATTAATTCAAAAATAAATAGACACGGGTACAAGTGGAGACAAAATCGTTTTGTTAGACGGTATGGGTTCCGGTAGTGGAAGCGCCACTAACGGTTTATTATCTATGATTCCGGGTATGTTCGCCAATTTGATAGGCGGAAATAAGATGGATCCGAACTTGGTAGCGGCTTTGATGAACGGTCGTAACAACCAAGACGGTTTCGGCGGGGCTAACGGTTGGTGGTTGTGGATCATCGTCCTGTTCTGGTTATGGGGTGGCCGTGGCTTTGGCAATGGTTTTGGCAATGGTAATGAGTGTTGCGCTAATGGTCTTCCAGCTCAATTGAATAACGACTATGGTCGTGAGTTACTGATGCAGGCTATCCAAGGTAACAGAAGCGCTATCGATCAGATCGCTAACGCCTTGAACTGTACTACCACTCAATTGCAAAGCGCTATCTGTAACGTACAAGGCGCTATCGATAAGGTAGCTGGTCAGGTAGGTATGACCTCTCAGGCTGTTATTAACGCCGTACAGCAACAAGGTTGTGAGATCGGTAATCAAATTAGCTCTTGCTGCTGCAATTTGAGTTCTTTGATCAACCAAAGCACTTGCCAGACTCAGCAGATGATCAACAATCAAGGTTATGAGAATCGTCTTGAGACATTGAATCAGACTAACACGTTACAAAACACTATTAATCAAGGATTGACGAACAATCGTGAGCAAGCCACGAGTCGGTTCAATATCTTGAGCGCTAAGATTGATGCTCAAACAACCTTGATTAATGATAAATTCTGTCAATTGGAAATGCGTGAGATGCAGAATACGATCAATCAGTTGCGTGATGAAAGGTCGGCTTACCAAGCCTCCGCGTTGACTCAGCAACAGACTCAGAATTTGATCAACCAGTTGAGACCTACCCCTGTGCCGGCTTATCCTTCATGCTCTCCTTACCAGACTTATGGATGGGGTCAGGCATTTTATGGAGGTAATTGCGGATGTGGGTGCAACAATGGATGCTGCAACAACGGAAACGCCGCTATTTAACTCTATAAAGGAAGGAGGCTATTATGGCTTGTGTTTCTAAAATAGGGTCTCTTTATGAGTTGGTTACGAAGAACGTGGTAGTGACTACTACCAACACCGTCTTCGGCATCAACCCAAGGATATGGCTGTCCTTGCCATGCGAGGGCCTTCTGCTGCTGAAAATCCGGCAGGTGGTTCCGACAACAGGCGAGACATTGCCAGTACAGATAGCTGTCCCAGCGAACAGCACCGTATCCACGGTAGGTGATGACACATGCTGCCCGGTAACCGGCGTGGCTGTGGTGAATCCGATCAACGTGGCTGTGACCGGAGCGGCTATGGTTAACAACACCGAACGCCTTGTTTATTTCAACAAGGTAAGGGGTGTATTGAGGCTCATGGATTGCTGTGTGCCTACAACCGCCGCATCAGCGTCGGAGACGACTGTTGATGAGGAATAGGTTAGATTGGATGTCTAATGGGAGGGTATTCCCTCCCGCTTAAAAATCGAGATATGTTTAGAGACTTAAAGAAAGGATTTCAAGTATATACGCTGGATACGTCCGATGTTCCGGTATTCAGGATGGGGAATGTGGTCAACGTATCCGAGCCTAGGTTCCAGCAACCCCAGATGGGTCAGATGGGGCAATATCAGCAACTACAGGATAGGGTGATAGACCTTACCGTGGAGATAAACGGGTCTTCCATGACCTATGTCGTACCGGAGAGCAGGGATGTCGCTATGTCCAATAACATAACTTTGGCCTGCTCGGTCGATCCGATCATGAACCAGCTTAACGCCGCTAAGAGAACCAGCTCCGATATTCTCGATAGTATCGATAAGCATAGGAGGACGCTAGAGGCTTGTGATTCGATCCTTGAGGAAATCAATCCGGCTTTTAAGCAGACTAAGGATCAAGACCGGAAGATCAAGAATCTTGAGGAGAAAGTCGATAGGATGGGATCCTCTTTCGATGAGCTAAAAGAGTTGTTAATTAAAAAATTAGGTTAAGATGAGAGTTATAGATTTAGGCGGCGGCCACGATGAGGACTACGATGATGAGATCTACGATCGTAGAGGCGGCCGTGGACGTAGCAGACGTTCGGATGGGACTTACATGGGTTATGGTGGTGGAATATACGACCACTATGGCAAGGAGCATGACGGCAGAATGGATGAGCTAGAACGCCGTGAGCGTGATCTTGAAAGACGTGAGAGGGAGCTGGAACGTGACGAGCGTGAGCTTGAGAAACGCGAGAGACTCCATGAACGTGAGGACGAGATGTATCGCAGGGGATGGTTCGGTGAGCGTGGCATCCGTGACGAGTTCGATGGTACCGAGCCGTATATGCGCAGGGGACGCAGGAGTCGTTACTACTGAGGAGCAGACGCCGATGACCCGGATTATAAGCGGTATATAGACACCCATGGATATCACTTTTCCAAGGAGCTGGCTAGGGAAGCCGCTGACAAGATGCTTAACGCCGACGGGTCCAAGAGAAGATGGACGATGGAGGACGCTAAGCAGATGTTCGATAAATGCGGGGCCAAGAAACCTGATAACGCCACTTGGGGAGATATCCAATACCTGTTCGCTATGTTCTATAGCGACTACTTTCCTAAGGTGTTGGATTGCGACCAGAAAATAGTCAAGGCTGTCTTGGCTTATCTGGAAGACCCTGACGCCCCGGAAGGGACGGCGTTCGTAAGGTATCTGGCGGTGCGGTGCTTCGTCGGTGACACAATCAAATGGAGTGATATGATTTAGTTTGATACAACGTTGGAGAACCCTGTCGGCAATAGAATACCGATAGGGTTTCTTTTTGATCGTAGCCTTATTATGATTACATTTGTTCGAGGTAGATCTTTTTGTCATGGTAGGGTGGGCGGGAATGAAAAAAGGCATCCTCACGGACACCCTTTCCCTTTGGTTGAAAATCACTTAAAACATTATGAGTTACTACACCGCAAATATAGATAATTAAATACAAACTGCAATGGGTAAGGGGTATTATTGGATAGAGCCAGTGGATCAGACGTTGAATGATTTCCAGTTTTATAAGGCACGTATCGTAGGCGATCCTGAATATGACGAGAGACATCATCGAGTTATATTGAGAACTGATAAGTATTTCCCTGTCGGAAGTATCTTCCATGTCCTTAATGACCCGGAGATGTTTGTTATAGAGAGGAAGTTCAAGACATGGGGGAATAAGTATGTCGTTAAGCCTTGTGAGGGTGAATGGGAATGGGAGTCTGTCCAGAAACTTAAAGACAAGGCTATTATATTCCGTAGCGGATTCCTGCACGGGGACGGCAGTTTCTGACACTTACCCGTATCTCCCCCCCCCTCGATTTCTTGGTATTTATGTATATAACTATATTTGAGCAAAAAATAAGTTTGATATGGAAGATTTTCAAGGTAAATACAATGGTAAGCAGATAGATCAGCTTTTGGATAAGGCTAATGATATTGATCTTACCAAATATGCTCTTAAGACAGATAATGCCCCTACCGCCACGAAATTACAGGCGGCTAGGACCATAGCGCTGTCCGGGGCTGTTACTGGTAGTGTCTCATCGGACTTCGGAAGCAACGTAACTATCTCCACGACATTGGCTAATTTTGATGCCTCTAAGATTGCGTCCGGAACCATCAGCATAGATAGGTTACCTAAGGCGGCTTTGGAGAGATTGATCGTGGTAGCTGATGATACGGCTAGATTCGCCCTTACCACCGCTACGGCTCAAAGCGGTGATACGGTAAAGGTCAAGTCTACAGGTAAGATGTATCTGATAAAAGACGAGTCTAAATTAAGCAGTGAGGATGGGTATGAGCCTTACACGGCCGGTCAGGCTTCCTCCGTGCCTTGGTCCGGGGTTACGGGCAAGCCAAGCACCTTCACCCCTCCGACATCCTCCGCTACCGTTCTTGGTGGTATTAAGGTGGGATATGCGACTTCGGGAAAGAATTATAAAGTTCAGGTAGATTCGTCCGGTAACGCTTTTGTTAATGTTCCATGGACAGATAATAACACCACGTATAATGAAGCCACGGCCGACACCTTAGGATTGGTTAAGATCGGCTATACTTCTAATGGAAAGAACTACGCTGTGCTATTGGCTAATGGCAAGATGTACGTCAATGTCCCTTGGACTGACAGTAACACGACTTATACCCAAGCTACAAGCGATAATCTGGGTCTTGTTAAGATCGGGTATTCAGCTAACGGAAAGAATTACCCGGTAGCTCTTGACGGAAATGGTAAGATGTATGTGAATGTTCCGTGGACGGATACCAACACGACATACACCAATATGGGAGCCGCTTCTGCCTCAGCGGCGGGAAAGGCAGGTTTGGTCCCCGCACCTGCCGCCGGAGCGCAAGCCAAGTATCTTCGTGGTGATGGGACATGGCAAACTCCTCCTAACACCACATATAGTAACATGGGAGGAGCAACGTCCTCAGCCGCAGGATCGGCGGGATTGGTACCCGCTCCGGCCGCCGGCAAGCAAGCCTCCTTCCTTCGTGGCGATGGTACGTGGGTGATTCCGACAAATACCACATACGCCAAGGCCAATACCACAACCTTAGGATTGGTGATGATCGGATATGCTGAGAATGGTAAGAATTATCCGGTAGAGCTGGATAGTAGTGGTAAGATGTATGTCAACGTGCCTTGGACGGATACTAATACAACGTATGGTGTTGTAGGAGCTAACGGGTCCACGGGGTTGGTCAAGAACGGCAGTACCGTGACAAGCGCCTCTGGATATACGGCTTGTCCTATCGTGGGTGGTATCCCCTATTATAAGGATACGAATACTACCTACGCCAATATGAAGGCGGCTACGGCTTCTGCCGCCGGTGCTGCGGGATTAGTTCCGGCTCCCGCCGCTGGTAAGCAGACGTCCTTTCTTCGTGGTGACGGGACATGGGTCGTACCTACTAATACCACATACGGATTGGCCTCTACTACAGCTAACGGCTTGTTGAGACAGCTTAATGGCAGTACATCCAGTTTCATGCGTGGAGATGGCACTTGGGCTACACCTCCTAACACGACATACGCCGTGGCCAATGAGTCTACTAACGGTTTGATGGCGGCCGCCGATAAGAAGACCATGAACAGGCTTATAGGGGTTAATACGGTCACGACATTAGCTAACCTGCCTATTAGCAAGAGAAGTATCACGGCTACGTTATCAGCCGCTACCACCCTATCCGTGCAGTCAGGGATGCAGATAGGGGAGGAGCTGATGATCAGGTGCGTCCCGTCGGCGGCCTTCACGCAGGCTATACCCAACTCCGGGGCTTATGTAAGCATGAGTGGTACTTCTATAACCACTACGGCTAACAAGCCTTTCGAGATAAATATCTGGTGTTACGCTTCAGGTAAGTATAGTATCGCCGTTAAAGAACAAGATTAATGATATAAGATATGAGCTACGTATATATAAACAGGGAAATATATCCCAATCAATTAGTTCAGGGCGATCCGCTTGATGATAATTACGCCAAGGGCTATAGTTATGATGATTACATTAACGGGAATCCCGCCCCATGGATAGAGCTTGGGGAGGAGCAATTGGCGTTCAAGGAGGCTAATCCTAAAGCTACGGTTAAGGAGATTATCGAGGCTAAATTGGATGACTCAAGGCTTCTTAATGAGGAGAAATCGGCTAAGTATGAGGAGATCAGGACTTATGAGAATAATAATCTTCATGAGTTTTTCTTGGATGACCAAAATATCTATATCCCTGAATATGATAGGCGTAACGCTTTGGCTGATGGGGCTATAGCTGGTAAGATAACGATCATGGGTCTGAAGTTTGATATGACGGAAGGCAAGATCTTGATCGGGATGATGGATAAGTATGATAATGATCTGATGTCGGCGTTAGGAGCCAAACAGAGGGAAGTAAGCTTAGCCACTACCGTAGAGCAGGTGAGGGCTATTGACGCTCAGTCCGGCTATCCAGACAAGGTAAATATCACCATGACTTATGTCCGGCAACAGGCAAAGGAGAAAGATGTCTCCGATCCTCAGAAAGTGGCTGTCAGATTCTCCAGAATGGTGGTTAATAACAAGACTATATCTTTATCCCCTAATGAGAAACTGGATGTTAAGGTTCTATTCCCTATATGGGGACAAGAAGGGGCGGAGTTCGGGTTGTCGGTGGATGCCGGATTCTGTCTCAGGGTGGTGAAGGACGATACGGATATCCTTTATGAGGTTATTCAACAACATACATTATCAAAGGAATGGGAACCCGGATTGGATACGGCTTCCTTATACAAGGTCATTGATAAGGAGCATGCCGGGACCATAGGGGATCCTATCCCGTATTTCCCTCCAATGGAGATATTCAAGGATAAATATTACATCCAGAACGCTGATGTATATAAGTGCACTAGGGATAGCGGAACTCCTCTTAGTCATAATCTAAAGGACTTAGTAGGGTTGTATGTTGAGGTTGTACAGGGCTAGTCGTATCTACCCCCCCCTATATTTGGCTTGTGATATGATACAAGTTATTTTTGGCATAATAAAATGACATTTGTAAATATATTTAAGTATGGCATCACAAAAATTCGGTTTCGTAACCGTCGACCCGGTATCAGGATCAGGAGATCAGGCGGTTAATTTCTCCGGTGAGAAACACACCGGTCGTCTTCAACGCACTATCAACCTTACGGTCACCACGAACGGCGGGGCTAAGAAGGCGTTGGTAGTTAATCAGGCAGCGGCTGCTGAGGTGGTAAGATCAGACAGCCCTAACGCTTCCGTACAAAAGACAGGCGGTAATGTTACCATCACCGGTAAGTCTAACAGTACTAAGCTTACGTTCGCGGTCACGCCGGCTAAGGAGAACGGGCTTACGTTACAGCTCCCGGCTAACTACACGGCGGCTGGAAAGACTACGGCTAACGGAGCGGTTATCGCCGACGATCCCGGAGCCGCTGGCGAGTTCGTTTGGAGCATCACGATCTCGGACGTACCGGCCAACGTCACGATCGAGGAACTGACAGCTACATTGAAGGTAACTGCCGCTGGTGGCCAGATAGCCAACGTGACGGTAACGCAAGCCGCTGGAGACTCTACTATCGAGCTTGACAAGGAGACTATTAACTTGGATGTAAATGGTACTCAACAGACGGTTAACGTAACATCTAATGACAGCTGGACATGGGCGCAAGCTGCGGCTAGAACCGTATTGAGAATGATGGGACGATAATCAGTTTCTTTTCTCTTACTCAGACCCCGATCGACTTAAGCCGGTTGGGGTTCTCTTGTTTTATTATCTTTGTGAGTAGAAGATAACTAAAGGATATAATTATGAGTGATTTGAATGTTAATTGGAAGGACGGGGTAGGCGAGGTAACGGACCAGCCTCTGACCGTCAGTCCGGGGTCCGGGACCGGTAACGCCCCCGTTTCCTTTGGCTCGGTGATGAACAAAGGCCTTGACCGTACCCTTGAGTTGGAGATAACAACCCCCAAAGGCGTTAAGAAGACGCTTACGGTGAATCAGGAGGGATGTAGGCAAGCTTATATCACGAGCGACGGGAAACGGTGGTTAACCAGCGACAACCGGGTGTATGGGGTGTTGAAGAGTGACGCTCCATGTCAGTGTAATTATACTTGCCCTGGTGTTTTTTACGTCCGCCCTGATGGAAGCATAACGGACGAACCTTCCAATGATTGTATAGGTGTTGTCCTTAACGCTCAAGGTAAGAGATTTATGATTGAGAAGAACGAGGACTCTAATGAAAGCTACGTAATAGCCGGGTCTGGGAAGGACAGCACTTACGTTTTTTATTGGGGTGAATATAATACGGATCAGACCGGCATTACAAATTATAACAAAGCACATGGAGATGATGTTTACGGTTACCTAAAATCGGAGTCGGGTTCATACAATGGTACTCCTAACCTTCCGACAAATGTTACTGCCTTGACAAACGGGGCTTTATCTGATTGGAAGGGGGAAGCCAACTCCAATGTATTAAAAAGGGTGACTACCGGTGGTGGGTCTTATACTTCCTATGCGACAATTGGCCATGTGCTTAATACGTTTTTAGCTAGTGCTGACGCTAAAGGATATGATGATTGGTATATCCCATCATGTGGTGAGCTTTCATTGATATATATGAACTTGACGAGTGTCAATAACGCATTATCGGCTATTGGTGGACAACAATTCAATACTTCCACCACCTATTGGTCTAGTTCTGAAGCTGGCACCAAAAAAGCATGGTACGTGAACTTCAGCAATGGCCGCGTAGACTCAGGCTATGGCATCACGAGCAGCATTAAGAACGACCGCTATCGTGTGCGGTTCATCAGGGACATTTTACCATAAAACGGCTTTGTTTTTACAAAATTTGTAATTACATTTGTGGCGCATGTCCATCACCATGCTTTTTGTCGCTAATTTATTATAAGGGGATACAGGTCTGTGATGGGATATGTATCCCATATTTTTATGTATATGGATATAAGAAAACACATTAATCTGGTCAAGAACCATGGTTATGAAGGTAAAATCGGCATGATCAAAAAAGACGTTCATGGTATTGTTATGTTAGCTGCTAAGGCTGGAGATATCGTTCTTTATAGACCTTATAAGGAGGATGAGAATGATTATGAAGAAAATACCACAAAGTATTGTAGTATCGAGACCCCTTTATCAGAGGAGCAGATTCAGGAGAATAGGCGTAACGGATGTGGGTTGAAAACCATAGGAGTATGCGTGAATGTTCCTATTTCTATTATTGAGGAAATTGTAATTGATTGAAAAAATGGAAGAGCTAAATGTTTTCGATGTTCAGATTCCTGATGTGAGACAAATCAGTTGTATATCGTATAATAAGGTTACTTATTTTGATCTTGACGATATATGTAGGTTATGTTTTGACTCATATGACCTACATGATGTGGCTGACACTAAGGTAATGAGTGAGTTCCTGCACCGAGAGGGTGGTCGTTATTGGACTACGATAGATGGCGTAAGGCAGTTGTATCGTAGGATTGAGTGCAAGATGTGTTTTGAGGTTATAGAAAAATTAAAAAAATTATGAGAGAGCAGGAATTTGATTTCGTGGTATATCCGTTGAAGTTGATTATCACGGTAGGATTGGATTACGAGACGTTATGTAACCGTTTCGAGAACATGGAGCCGGATCATAAGGGAGAATGGGGTGATAAGGATGATATGGATAAGGAAGCGTCTTTCGTGAATCTGGTAAGGGATAGGGACGATGATGGTAAATTCGCCATACTTTGGAATTTTTCAAGCGACGATGATATAATGATGAGAAATATATGTCATGAGTCGTTCCATATAGCCATGAGCGTGTGTCAGTTCTGTAATATGTCGCTTGGATTTAAGGTCGGGGAGGATGAACATGCGGCGTATATAGCCGGCTTCGCTGGTGATTGTGTTAGCGAGTTCATCAATAGTAAGAATACGGATTAAGCCATAAATTATATAAGGAACACAAGAATATCAGCCTCCGCTTATTTGTGGGGGCTTTTTGTTTATCTTTGTCAAAAACATGAAGTTATGTCGAGTTGCGTAATTAAAAGGAATAAGGAAGGTAAGATAACCCGTGTCTTGACCCCTTCCGGCGAGGTATCCACCTTGTTCGATAAGATAGCGGGTATAGCCGCCGTAAGTGACCTTAATAAGGCCGCTGAGGCTTATATGACTATTTATAACGATAAGTTCAGGTCTAAGTTCGGAGACTGGACGAGATCCGTGCCAAGAAATAAGGAGGCTGCCAGATCCATAAGCGCCAGACTTAGCGCCAGCGAGTGGGGGCAACTTATGTCAGCCAAGGTCCTGTCCGCCATAAGCGACATGGATGCCCCAGCGTTGGCCAGAAACCTTGGGAATAGCGACAGCGTCGTGGCTTATCTTACCTCCGGAGAGGTAGGTGATGTCAATGATATGGCTGTGGTAGATACATCCACGGTACAGGAGGTGGATCTGGATTCCATAAACGAGGATAATATTGGCGATACGATACTGAAAGAGGCGTCATGGGATGATATAAGGGCTATCAGGGAGAATATAGATATTAAGGAGACAGCCCGTATGTTATGGAAGGCCGTTGAAAGCGCTTTTACCGGGCAACGACCTAATATCAGGGTGAAGGGTGGAAATATAGATGGTGAGATCATATTTTCTGGTAATGTCTTGCCTTTAAATGATATCGAGAATTATACGCCTCCATTTTCAAGATTGGTATATGATTCCGGTGAGCCTCGCCTGTTCTTTAGATCGGATGATGGCAAGGTATATGATACTTACGCCAACGCCATAAAAGGCTCGTCCGGCGGGCGGGTCGAGGCCGGGTTCTTGGCCGGCAGTGTCGAGGAGGGCGACGTCCCGTCTGGTACGGCTGACATCTCCTTTGGCTCGTCCTCCATAACCCTTAACAACAGTGATTCGTTCATCCCGGTCCTTGGTATCAGCTCAGGCTCTAATATAAGCACTCGTGGAGGGTTTGTCAATTACCTTATCAAGAAAGGTCTGTTGAGCGGGGAGCGTATAAGGTTAGGGGATAGGTATTATCTTACCGGAGCCGGCAACTCTGATGGTCTTAAGATCTATAACGCTATGGACGCCTTGTCTAGACTAAGGAACAGGTTTGGTAGTATGTCTTCTGAGATGAACGTATTAGGCTCCATCGGTTTTGATACGGAGGTAAATAACGATCTTGATCTTATCACGACATCAGGGGAGAAGGTTACGGTAAGCAGATCGGAGATAAAGGGCATGTTAAGGCAAGGTAAGTTTGAGGAGCTTAATAATAAGTATGATGGGTTCATGGAGCTAGCCTTGTCGTTGATGATGGAGGATAACGCCTTGTACGGAAGTAATGTCCGTGGGGTTATTGAGAATGAGAAGGCGGAGGATCTTCAGAACAGGACTGATATCACCAACATCTTATCCACGTTAGGTATTCGGGTGATGGGTATGTCTGAGTATATGGATAAGTATAAGATGCGTAATGGTGTCGAGCCTTCGGCTAGGGCCTTATCCGATATGGCTAATGGGGTTATTGCCCTGGCTGAGGGAGCTACGGTAGAGGATCTTAATGAGGAGGTGGCTCACTTCTTGATCGATACTTATCGTAACCAACAGGAGATTGACGAGGTTCTGGACTCTGTTGTCGGCACGCCATTATGGAATCAATTTGCCGGTCGTTACTATGAGGTGTATGGGAAGGAATACCAAGGGGAGGAACTGGATCGGATGGTGAAGCGGGAGATCCTAGGTAAGACGTTGGCCCAGCGGTTCGTACCGGGCATGGAACAGGCGGTGGAGGATCTGGCCTCGTCCGAGGACGCCCAGCTCTCCTTGTTTGGCAGGATAATCCGGGCTATACGGAATTTCTTCTCTACTCAAAGATCAGACTTGAATAAGGTTCTTGATAGGATAAAGGAGTCGGCGTTAGCTGATGATCCAAGCGCATTTGACGTGCTTCTGTTAAAGGATAGCGACCATCTCATGTACTCATTATCGGATGTTGATGTGGCTAATAAGTTGATCAAGAACGGGAGGTCATTGGAAAGGCTATACACTAGGTTACAGAGGATGAGGTCAAGCCAAAGCCAGAGGATCGGTGAGAGTATCTCCCTTCTCCGTGATATAGGCGAGAAGGTAAGACAAGTCGGGGGTGAGCTAAATAAGAATAACAATCTATTATCCACCAAGAGCGTCATAGCGACCGCCAAGGCTGAGGTGGAGTATTTGGTCACTGTCGCCAGTAGCCTACGTAAGAGCGGAAAAGGATTGGATTATGAGACGATACAGGTTATCGATAACGTATATGGGGAGATAGTTCCTTTGATCAGGAACCTTCGTGGATTCGTCAATAATCAGGCGGCTGATTATTATGGCAGCAATAAGGTTGGCATGGTAGAGGATATGGATGATATATTACGTATGGCTGAGACATCCATGTCTGATATAAATGCTCTTCGAAGTGATCGTAATGAGGACTGGCTGGATGGACAGCTCAGGATGTTTAATATCCAGGAAAGATATTGGAATGGGATAAAGAAGTTGATAAATAACATCCATAAGGATATCAATGTCATGTCCCGGTTCTTTGGCACGCTGGAGCATAGTGGTAACGCTATTTTAGGTATGTTAGGCCAACGTCTAGCCAAGGCTCATAGTGAAGCCCATACCGAAGGTATATCTAATATCAATAAGATGACTAGGATGATGAAAGAGCGTGGATGGGGGATAAAGGATAATGAGGATCTTATACAGAAGATAAATGGGAAGAACTCGGATTACCTTGACTCGTCCCGTGATTTCGCCAAATACGATTTACTGCTCAGGACCGAGCAGGCTAAGGCTATTATCGATATATATGATCTTAAGAATGTTACGGGTAAGACCGAGAAACAACTTATCGACCTTCTTCTATCCGATAGAGGCCTTAAGGTGAAGACCCGTGACGACATAGTAGGATATGACGGGGATAAGCCTATCACTAAGGAGGTATATCATATATTCAAGCCTACCATCCAGAATTTCGATATCTCGGACATGACGTTCGAGGATCAGCAACGGTATCTGGATACGATAAATAAGTGGTTGGATGAGAACCGGGAGAAACCTATGGTGCAGGCTTATTACGATAAGATCGAGAAAGTTAATAAGAAGGTCGAGGAAAGACTGGGTCGTAGGGTATCGCAAGCTACGTCCGATTTCATGACCCGTATCCGCAGGAGCAGGTATGTGGCTATGGATAAGTTCGTGAGGAACGGGAAGGTCGATTGGAAGGCGTTTCAATCCGATCCTATAGCTTGGAGATCTTATCTGGATATTTTACGTGATAGGGCTATAGCCAAGAGCGAGTGGTATTCCGATGGGACACCAAAGGAAGAGGGATCCGAGGCTCTGATGATGTCCGAGGAGATCAAGGCATGGGACGAGGCGTGGGCCGAGGAGTTCGGGAATACCAACGAGGGTCGTAAGGCTTCCGCGGAATTCAAGGAGATACTTCGTGGAATAGAGCGTTCCGAGGGCGGTAAGGCGGCGTTCGAGTTCCTGCTAGCTGGCGGTCATCTTGGTTTCTCTAAGGATATGTGGGGATCCGAGGAGGGTGATTATTACGAGAATCTGGTTGATAAGATCACGGAGCAATCTGTATCATCATCAAGGATAGAGAAGGTAGAGGAGGCGATGGCGACAATAAACGAGATCAATGACCAGCTAAGGCCTTTGCTTATCCAGTACCGGGATAGCACGAGATACGGGGAATATGATTTCGATAGGTTACGTGGATCCGCCTCATTAAGAAAGATAAACGAGTTATATGATCGTCTGGCTGAGGCTAAGAGCGTCATTAATGCCGCCGCTTCCGCTGAGGCTATTGAGATGGATATGCCTGATACGGTGGAGAGTGGAGTCACGGATTCTTACCGTAACGCTTTAAGGGATGCCATGGCATACGACAAGGGTATGGATGAGATTAAATTCGCCAAGGAACATATGTCTGCCCGCTCCCGCAGCCAAGTGGAGCGGATGGCCTCCAAGCTATCCCGGAAGAACCCGTCATGGACAACCGTGGAGGTGGCGTTCTTTAGAAAGAAGTACGGTCCTGACTTCAACAATAAGCTGGCTAATGATATAGCTATGGGTAAGGCTAATAGTATACTTATCGAGTACGCCAGAACTCGGCTATATCCTTATATGAGAAAATACTCTCCCAAGGGATATTCTGATTTCGTTAGGAAGATAAATAACGGTACGTATAAGGTATCCGAGTTCTTTGATGCCATAGAAAATGGTATATCTAAGGAAGAGAGCGTATCCCGTTTCGGGTTTGATATTAATATGATCGATCTGACGATCAATAACCAGTGGCTTGATGAGGCTGACGCCGAGAGTTCTTTCCGTAATCCTAATTATAATCCCGATCTGGGTTATGGATATCATACGCCTAGGTTCGATAAGTACAAGAACGAGGCTTTCTTCAAGAAATACGGTATTACCAACGAAGGGGAGGAAGCTACGATCAATAAGGATAAGTGGGAGATGAGGAAGGAGCTGCTTAACATAAGCCGTAAGGCTATGGAGGATTATGATGAGCGATTCCGGAACATCTACCAAATACCACAGATATCCAAGGGCGGCGTGGAGAGGATGGTGCAGGCCGGGGTTGACCCGAAGGCGGCTATCGGCAACGCCGTACGTGATATCGTTGGCGAGAGGGTGGATGACCCTATACATGGTCAGGGACAAGACCTAGGAGGGCTTGATGAGAACGATAACAAATATCGTATGATCCCAAAATACTATCTTAGTAAGCTGGAGAACGCCAACGACGTGTCCCATGACTTCGCCTACTCCTATTCCATGTTATCCTTACAGGCTACCGCTTACAAGTATAAGAGGGCGGCCTTGGATGATGTCATGGGATACAGGAACATGATGCTGGAGACGCAATACGACGGCGGTAAGAACCCAGAGGTCACTCACGCCTATAGAATGTTTCAGGACTGGGTTAACGCCAGTATCTATGATGTTAGGATAAATAATAAGCGGGCAGAATGGAATATAGGTAATTATAAGGTCGATCTTAATAAGCTGGCTCTTATGTTTACCAAATTCGTATCCAAATCCAACTTAGGCTTCTCCCCATTCGTCGCGGCTACCGGCGCCCTTACCGGGCAGGCCAACTTCCTTTTGGAGGGTATGGTAGGGCAGTATATAAGCAAGGACTCCATGAAATACGCCTATGGGGAAGCCCAGAAGCAGTTAAGTACGTACGTGTCGGAGATCGGGGATATAAACCGCACCAACAAGCTATATGTCGTTGGAGAGGCTCTAGGCGTATTCAATGTCCGCAACCGTGTACGATCGGCGGCGTATAACAAGATCTGGAGAACCTTATTCCGGGACCTGCCGTTTAAGATGATGGAGGTTCTTAACTCCCCGTTGGATCCGCAGGTCATTATATCGGTCATGGATGATACCCGCCTATACGAGGGTCAGTTTTGGTCATACTCCAATTTCAAGGAGATGATGATGAAGGATAGGAATATGTCCGCTAACGAGGCTAAACGTGATTGGGAGCGTTTAAGGGATTATTCTATGTGGAACATGGTAGATGTCAAGGATGGAAAGATCGTGGCTAAGAACGAGGCTAACAAGGATATTATAGACCGATATATACCCACCTTGTCCAGTAGGGTCAGGAGCATGGTGCAGATCTGTGACGGCGCCTTGAACGAGCAGAACCGGGTGGGGGCTAGCCGGAACGCTATCCTTAACATGGTGCTGCCTCATCGTGGATGGTTTATATTGGCCGTACAGCGGGCGTATAAGAAAGCCGGTTTCAATTTCCAAACCAACCAGTTTGAGGAAGGATATATGAGAACGTTATGGAGACTGGCCGGTAATGTCTATGGATCGATGTCTGAGGGCAGGATGGGGGAGGCATATGACGTGCTTAAGGAAGAGTATGATAAGCTTACCCCCTACGAGCAGATCAATATCAAGAGATCGATTATCAATATGGCGGTATTCGCCACGATGATGGCCATAGGAAGGGCGTTGATGGGATATAGGGAGGATAATGAGGATAGCTGGTTCGGGCAGTTCATTACCTATATCGGGTTCAGGATGATCAATGAGATCGCTTCCCAGACATCCCCGTTCATGGAGCTTAACGCCATAGACATGCTGCAAGATCCGCTGGTTACCGCCCGAAAGTTAGGCGACCTCACCGATCCTCGGAACTGGGATCCGTTCGCTACCGTCCAGACCGGCGTGTATAAGGGCGAGAGCAAGCTATGGAGGCAGCTCATGAAGTTCTCGTTTGGTAAGCAATGGTATAATATCAAGACGGCTAGGGATATTAAACAGACATCCGACTACTGGTTGATGATCAACGGCATGACGATGGGATTCTTCTTAGGAGGCAGGAATAAGGATGAGTCTGGGGAGGACGCTAATTGGTATTTTGATAGAGGAAGATAGCTGAGAGCGCTTACTGGTGATAATAGGTTCATTAAAGATATTGATTATAAAGTTTTTACCCAAAATGGTAAAAACCCTACTGAGGGAAGATCAACAATTGTATATATGATAACTGTATTTTGCATGGAATGTTTGATAACAAGGAAAGAAAGATGAGTATAAATAAATAGTTATACTATTGATGCTTAATGTAATCCAAAAATGGATTTACATAATAATAGAAGGATAGGAGATCATCACCCTATCCTTCTTATTTTCGTTATCAGTCTTTATATTTATCCACAAAATCATCCACATCCATATACTCACACCCGAAGTTTTCCGCCGTCTTCTTATCGGAGTCGGAGAACTGCCCTTCTTTTCCGGAAGCGTCCCCGATCATCATGATAGTATCGTATATGATCTTATTTTCCTCATCTACATTATCATTTATGAATTTGATATAATCCATATACTGGTCTATCATCCCCGTATTTGGTTTCCTATTGATGTTATCTTTATCATTGTTGTCGCAATAAAAGTTGTATACGGATATATTGGTATAATCCTCCAATGCGCTTGATATATAATCGAATTTATATTCAAACATCTCTTTGTCTACGAAGCCTTTTTCTATACCTCCCTGATTTGATATGATTAGTATATCATCAGGAGCGTAATTTTTGATAGCCTCAAATACGTAGAGTTTGATTTTCATATCCCATATACCTTTAGGGAATGTATCTCCTGACAATGTTTCAATCAGTGTCCCATCTAAATCTGTTATTAACAATTTATATTTTTTCATGATTCAAAATTTAAATGATATATAATTACCTTACTTTATTCATATACTACTCGTCCCATTGCTCCTAATAGCTCTTTATCATCCTGCTCCTTTACCTCTACATAATAATATCCCTTGAAACAAAATTTCTTTTGATCGGGATCTGACAAGAACTTTTTATATTCCTCGAATCCTTCATCTGAAAGATGATAAGCCTTTCTTTTTTGTTGAAGTAATTCATTTGATTCTAATATCTGTTTCTTAGTAGCCATAATAACATCATTTTTTATTTTACGGTTCTTAGACGATGAGGTATTCTGCCTAATGATATTTCATCCCCATATTATTGATTTGTTTAATTTACGAGCCTCTGATAAGGCTCGTGTTAGTATATCCTTTTTCCTTATAATCTCCTTATATCTTTTGATATTCATTTTTATTGTCTTCATAATAAGTTCTTTTGCCTTAATAGCACCAGCATCTTATCCCAATCCACATATCCTTTATCCGTAAGTGGAGTGCCGATATTCCTATCATCTATATAATAATCACAATACACTTTTGGTGATGATGATACTGGCTCAGGATTGTAGTTTACCGAATACAGATTGATATGATTGTATCTAAACCAGTCTACGGCATCCTGTAGATATTTACCATCTCTTACCGTATATAATATCAGAAGATTCTTATCAGCTAGTTTCCTCAATACGCTAGCGGCTCCGATATTGTCTCCTACATAAGGGAATAAGTCTGTCACGCATGTCCCATCGAAATCTATTCCTATTATTGCCATATTCTCTTTATTTATCTTATTAAATTTTTGTATCCTACTTTCTTTAACTGCTCTTCGGTAGCTTTCTTCTTTGGGAACTTCCCGTGCCATTTTCCGGGCACCACGACATCACGGCCGTCTGGGGAGGTAGTAAGCCTCCCGCATTCGCTGCACAGCCCCATGCCCTTGTACGGCTGTAGTTCCTTGGCATACTCGAATTTATCCACCATATACTCGTTTGTCAACATCCAGTAACTAGACGTGGCGGTATTGTCTACACAACCGCATTTAGCGCATACAAATAAGCTCATATTTTAGTATCGTTAAATGTCGTTATCCTTATCATCGTCAACCCTCTCCACCTTAATCATCCCCATATCGCCTGAAGGTAACGTCATGTCGCTATACACGTTATTCCAGTTCTCGTCAATAGCCAATTGATGCAGTATTGATCTATATATCTGGTAGGTGTTTCCGATAAGTCTCTTTCTATTGATCATATCTTTACTACCTCCATCATACCCTATATGTTCATAGTCTTCGAGATCCGGGAACAGCCTTCTTCTTATAGCCATCGAGTTATTTGCTATAAAGCTTCTTATCCCCAGCGACTCCGTCCTGTCCATATCATCTATCAAAGTTTCCGTGGTATGCTGAAGATCCATGTCTCCGGCTGCGTATCTGCTTATGTCCTCCACGCACCGGGATATCAGCATCAGTTGTTCCCTTGTCAATGTTATTTTATAAAGTTGTTTGTTGTTCATATCCTTCTATTTTATTTATCATCTCGAATATTTTCACCGCTATCAACGGCACTATGGCATTACCATAAGCCTTTATTGATTCTTTTCTCCATTTCCCGTAAGGAATGGTAAGGTTGTCCACATTAAAGGGTAGCCCATCATTTCCTCTACAAATAGGGGACTGAGTTGGAAAACTCTTCCATTGAGTCGATCCCCGTCCATCCCAATCACGGCAGGCATATTTCTTAAAGAGTCTGTTCTCGGTGCTCCGTTGCTTTTTGTCATCTTCCTTATCGTACAAGAACCTGTGTGATCTGAGGCCACTGGTGTCGGTAATAACTCTCCGTATTTTATCCCTTGTTTGGGAAGTGAACTCAAATCCATGAATCTTGTCTTCCCGTCCTTGTCGCAAACCTTCAACCCTTGCGTCTGAACAGTCGGAAGCAATGAACCATACCCTATAACGTTTGTGTGGCGCTCCGACACCGCAAGCTGGAATAATGATCGGTTGGACGGAATATCCCTCACGTTCAATATCGTCGCAGATGGTGTTGATGATATATTCTTGCTCAAGTATCGTTTCCTTGTAATTTTCTTCATCTTGATTCCCTTTTGTTTCCACGTCAGTCTCACTACCGGGTTGAACCATATTGGTGATTCCAGCAACATTCTCGCCAATAACCCAGAGCGGTCTTGTCTCTCGTATGACTCTAAGCATTTCCGGCCAGAGATAACGGTTATCATCCGCTCCCTTTCGTTGTCCAGCGACGCTAAATGGTTGACAAGGGAAACCTCCGGTGAGCACGTCGATTTTCCCTTTCCATGAAGTGAAATCAGTTCTTTTAATATCTTCATATAATACTGTTTTTGGAAAATAATATTTTAATACACTTTGACAGAATGGATCTATCTCGCATTGAAAGACATTGTTCCATCCTACCTCTCTAGCGGCTAAATCAAAGCCTCCTATACCTGAGAAAAGACTAGCGTGATTCATTCCATCTTATTTGATATTAATTTTTCTTTTATATGTTTAGATATATCAATTATCTCATCTTTTATATTGCAGTCATCTTTTAATAATGAACCAAATATACATGATATGGCGCCCTTTAGGCCTAGCGCTATCCCTATCTCCAATATTTTTTTATCGGTATTAGAGATTTCTACAGGTTCATATAATATTGATGATATGTTGTTAACGACGTATATTATATCATCTTCATTCATTGATGTAGATTTATCGACAATAGCTATAAAATCTTTTATAATCATAATATAAGCTATTTTTATTTCTTTTATCGTATCATCGCTTAGATGTCTATCTCTTATATGCCTTTCAACATACTTGTTTGCTAGATTCTCTATTTTGTTTGATTTGTCCATTTGTACTATCAATTATTTAGTTAATAATAGATCATAGTCATCTTCATCTATACTCCCATTATTGTTGACATATATAATGAAATCATTTAAAAGCACGGACTTATCCTTGGATAAGGCTTTTATAATAAGCTCTCCATCATCTTTCAACATCACATGCACAGTATCCCAGATAACATATTTTTGACATTCTTTCTCAATCTTCTTGATTGTTTTAAGTATTATCTTATACGTCTCCTCATATCTTTTTACTATTCCGCACAGTTCAGTCGTATTATATTTACGTATAGCCGTGAATATATATTCCTTTTTACAATCCCAGCATTTTATCAGTTTTTCTGATCCGCACGCCTTATTCTTGTAGAAGAAACAGCCCTTACATGGCTCATTATGGTCGTAACTTAATACTACAAGCAGCTCCATGCCATTCTTGTATATCACGTCTCCTTGTTTCATCTTGTCTATTTTATTAATCTCATTATCAATATAGCAAAGTTGGATATTATCCATACTATAGATATCCAGAATGTTATACTCAACATAAGACCTATGTTCTTAGGTATAGGATCTACTCTCCTGAATGTAAGGATCATGAATACAAATGTCTTGAAGTTCATAATTTACGATATTTTTCTATATAGTTAACTATTAGATCCTTGACACCTTTAGGGACATTAATTAGCTTAAGGTTACCTTGGAATACATCCTTACCGTACTCGTCCATGATCACCCCGAATGAAGGATTCATGATTCTTGTCGATATACATATCGGTTGGTCGGTATCGAATCTGATAACGGCTACCTTCTTCTCGTTTATCGCCTTCTTTAGGGCTATATAAAGCTTATGACCTTTAACAATGTCACAATTACCTTTCATGATCTTAGACATATATATGATATGCTCTTTCTTCACATTGCTGAGATTGTCCATCAGTTTAAGATCTCCACCAACAGATTTCCATTTTTTGAAGCAAGATATGCATAGACAATAACTGGACTTGGCGTTCCTCGGCATCATCCTGCTGCTACCAGCGGGAACCGTATCGCCACAGCAGACGCACGTCCGGTCTTTGTTGGTGCGTACTGGGCCATAGCTGTTTATCGGGTATTCTTTTTCTTTAAGCATCTTTTTCTGTTTTCAAAATTATCATCACCATATTCATAATTAGGACAAGCCTTATTGCTTGGGCGTCTCGTATAAGTCTTTTGCTCCCTATCATATTTCCTGTTAGGGTTTATATAATGGTCGCACACTTGCCAAATGGAGCAGCATACTTTTCCGTATCTTTTCGCCCATTCCCGATCATGTAGATGTACACAAGTGGCGCAAGTTGGGTTCTTGAGCTTATCCTTATTCTCATCTATGATCTTATTGACCCGATCAAGAATAACATGCATTTTTTCAATATTTATGACGTTAAATGCGTCTGGGCATGGAAGATATGTCATTGAGCTTATATCTATGTCCATTTCCTTGGATTTATTGTAAGCTGATTTGTATTTCCTTCTCATCAAATCCTTTAATTGATTTACTTTTCTCTCATAAGTCCCCATATTTCACTCAGTTTTCCATCCTTGTTTTTTCAATAGATCCACCATCATCTCCTTTATCTTAGGGCTAATGGCTTCGGTAAGTATATCAGCGGCCAAGTTAATAGAGAAGCTTGTCATTCTAGATTCTCCTATATACTTCTCGCTGGTAACTTCTTTCACATAGTCGTGAATATCCTTGATCATTTCATTTTGAGATCTTAGGAGATCTAGTATCTTATCGAGTTTATCATTCATCTTTTTTCTCGAATATACCTGACAATAACCAGAAGACCACTATCAAAAAGAAAAATAGCCCAAGAGCCTCATCCGGATAATCATGCATCGCCTCTAAGATACTTCTCATAACTTAACATCCATTTTACCGATTATACGATAGAAAATATCCCTAGTCAGCTCAATATCGTAAGTAGCGTCATGAAGCTTATTCTCGTCGATCTCAATACCCATAGTTCTGGCTACGGTCATCAACTTAAAGTTCTCCATATCGTTTCTTACGCCCATCAGGAACGGTGTCACCATAACATATACATCCATACAGTTAGGATAGAACCATGATCCGAAATACTTATCCCCACATTGCTGGAATAAAGCCCGTAGGAAGCTGTTATCGAATCCAGCGTTGTTATACCCCACCAAATACATTTTATCCCTCTTATCGAACTTATTCACGTATTTGGATAATATACCAACTAACTGCCTGTACCCTTCTTCCATAGGCTGATACGACTGCACTTGCTCCAAGGTAACACCAGCCACATCCAGCGCCTCTTGCTCTATCGTGGCGGCAGGGTTCGGGGCTAGGCGGATGTCGAACCTCTCAGTCTCCTGCCCGTCGATATCCACGATCCCTCCTATTTGGTGTATTCCGTTTCTCCAGAACTTAACCCCGGTTGTCTCTAAATCAAAAAATAGTAATTTGCTCATGTCTATTTATTTTGTTAATTTATCATTATCTAAGAACTAGTCGTGAAATGCTTTTATAATATATACTCCCATCAACTCTTTTACCTTCAAAGAAGTATATCCAATATTCTAATGAAGAACATCCAAAAGCAAGACATAGATTATTTATCGCATATCTAAAGTATTTCTTGCCTGAACGAAATAAGATTTGAAATTCTTTATTATTTAAATGGAGTCTTTTTTTGATTTTTCTTTTATTCATGTTTATAGTTTTATTTTAAATGTTCCTTAATCTTATCCAATGCCTTATAAGACAGATAGCTGTCTATAGTATTATCGCTATCTATTTCCAGCAACTCATTAAACAAGTCTTTAGCCAATGCTTTCCACTGCTCTCCCCAATCACGGAGATTCTCGACATTTGACCGTATATCCTCGAAATAAGAATCTACGTCTGATTTGATTGATTTTGAATAATATTTAACATCCTCCTCGTCCCCATCCATAATATAATCACATTGTGTCCTGATATCTTTTATATGACTGTCTATATCACTGCACATATAATCAACAGGTTTACGTATATTGAATATAGCTTCTGACGTAAGACCGGTTATATCTTGTATGTCTTTTAAATTACCCATGATTTAATCAATTAAATACCAACCATCCACCTGCAAATCCCATTGCGAAAATAGATAAGATTATAGATGTGAATAATATCCAATCTTTTGCGCTTAGCTCATTATTATCTCTCTTTATTTTCTCAAGATAATCATATATAGCTGTATAAACAGCATGGTGAATATTCTCGTCTCTAGCCCTTACGATATTATCATATTCATTATATCCTAGATTATGGGTGGCGCTTTCGATCCTCATATTCCCCGTAACCTTTTTATTTACATCGAAATCGAAACTAACCACTATATCGGTGGTTAGAGCGCTGGCGATTTTGCTTTTTATCTCATCATTACTGAGATTAGCATCGTGAACTAATCGCTCATAGTCTTTATCGTCAAGAATTATCTGTTTTTTAATGTTCATATCCCTAATATTTCTGCTACATAAACAAATCCATAACATATATAATTATCAGCGTCATGCTCACCCCAATTCACATGCCATACGACGGCGCACGGGAAATATAATGGCATATCCTCAGCCATAGGATCCTCTTTGAAGTCATCAATGTTTATCTTCTCCCTCCACCTCCACAGGTCTTGGATATCGTTCAAAATTAATTTCTCCATAACTATGACGGATATTAGATGTTAGTAATTCTATAGCCAAGCTGATCATGGCTCCCGCTTCCGTAAGTTTATTCATTTGGGCGTACACCCTGTGCTCTGCGCTACGATAAGTCTCCCTGCTGCTTATGGTATCTAGCAAATCATCTATAGCGTTTCTAAGAAGATTGGTTATTCCTCTTTCTCCCATACCCTTGAAATAATAAATATCACGACCAACGTAAAACATGTCCTGACATCTTTTAGCTACGTACTCTATTCCGGATAGATGGTATTTCTCGTTGTCTATCTCCACCTCTCCTTTTTCTATAGCCCTCAACAACTTCCAATCTATCGTTACATAAGTTTGACGATTTTTTACCTTTACATAGGTATATCCGCCATAATGAGAACCCAGCGTCCTCATCGTTAGCTCATTGACTTTTTGTTTGTTTTCATCCATAATAATCAGGTTTTTAATGTTGATACAAAAATACGATTTAAACAAAAATAAAAGCATGAATAATATTAAAATAATATTAATCATGCTTAAATATAAATATATTCCTTCTAGTTCTCACGGATATACGTATTCGTACTCATCTGGAGGAGATGTCTTATATTCAACATCGCACTCCATATTGGTGTAATAGTTATCCCCTTTTCTGTATACTAACGCTACCCAACAGTCATATTTTTTGCTGTATCCTATAAGAGGGACATTGGCCATAGGCGGATTATCCCCCGTTTTGTATCTTATTCTTGTTACTTGTTTCATGTTCTCATGGATATAGATATTCGTATTCTTCCGGTGGATATGTTTCAAATTCGGTGTCGTACTTCACACAAGTGTAGTACTTGTCTTTGCTTCTGTACACTACTGTCCACGGACAGTCATATCTTTTGTTGTATCCTAAAAGAGGAACACCTTCCATAGGAGGCTTATCTTTCGTTTTGTACCTTAATTTTGTTATTTGCTTTATGCTCATATAATCTTATGTTTAAGTAATTCCATCATCATCGAAAACAATGTGTCTACAAGAAGTCTCTCGCTACTCCAATATATAGGGATCTCGTCTATGTCTCTATACGCTACAGACCATGCATGTTTTAGCTTATAACATTCTAATGTACAACCCTCTATCTCATATGGGAGCAAATTCAGTAACGTCCCTACATCCCAAACAGGGTTGGATATATCCGGGGTAACGGTCTCGATCAGTCCTATACGACCAGCGTCATCCTCCATAGAATGTAATTGATCCAGATACTTGTCTCTGAAACCGATGGCGGTGGAGATAGGGAGGCCGGCCTCGACCAGCACCCTCCCCTGTTCTTTTGTGGTGAATATCCTTTCTTTCATCTAACCTTTGATCTTTTTTTCTACAGTAACAATCGTATCATTATGCCATCCCCCATGAGCCACAAGAAGAATCTCCTGCTGCTCGAAGCCAAGCCCGGCCCCTATACCGCCGGAGTTCCACGCGCAGGTAATGACCACCCCGCCTTTCTTGGTGATCCTAGCTATCTCCTTCTTCTGTCTAGCCCAATAACTAGATTGTGTTGTTTGCATATTAACAGATTCTCCAAGCCTTTTATATGACTCGGACACCTGTCTCGCGGAATATGGTGGATCATATAATACCATATCAGCTATATTATCGCCAAGATCACTCAGGAAGTCCGTGGCGTCTTTATGATACATAGCCTTAGTATCAGGATCAAGATCGTTGGTGATCGTCCCTATATCGCTGTTTCTGGCGAATGGATCCACTATAACCATCCCCTCTTCTCGATATTTATCTATAAGTTCCCTTATCGGTTTTATGCTGAATGTCTCGCTGTTCGGCATTGACCATTTCTTGTTTATAATCATCTCTTAACTCTGTTTTAAATTTAAGCTTCATAGTACTTCTAGGTACAGGATCGCATATGTCCTCCCATCAATTCTTGTGCCCTTTCGGTGGATGTATATCCTTTTTCCATAAAGATCCCTTAACTGTCTTGATTCTTCCGTATGGTCTCATTTTGCTCGTGTTTACCTTCACATGTCACATTATATCCGTTTCTAATGACCCGAACATAAGCTCATCAGTAATCTTGCGAAATTCCTTTACAATATCATTTATCTGCTTACGTTCGATGCTCCTTAGCAAATGGGCTATCACATCCACTGTCCATCCATTGCCCGCTAAAGACATGGCCGTATTTGGGGCTATCCCGTCAAGGTAATCATCCGGCAATGTCTGTAGCCTACACATCTCCACCGGGGTCAGGTATCTGAATTTGTCTTTTATGTCAAAGGCGTTAGGATATCTTCCGGGAGGTAACGATGAGATTACGTTATCTTTCATAACCGTTGTCAGGCAATTACTTTTCTTGATGGGAGTGGTATTCTTATCTTTTCTTATCTCCAGACATTGCGTTATTTTTATGCCCATGTCACAATCCTTTCGATACCCGTCCTCTCCTATCCTTCTACCGACAATGGTCCCTATATATCTCCCTCTTATGGCTCCCGGATTCCAACCCTTGTCATGCTCTAGAATATCATCCAATGATATATGCTTGTCTTTCGGCATTTCTACCGGCCAATTACACCAATAAAGGCGATGCCGGGTCTGTGCCGAGACCAAGGCGCTATCGATCTCCGCCGGCTCCACGCCCAGCTCTTCCGTTATCACCCAGCGATGCTCATCCCGCATCCGGACGTTCTCGCCCAAGAACAGGACCTTACCTTTGGTTTCCTTTCTTAAATGCTTTACGATGTCCGAGAAGCAAAAGAAAAGCCTTCCACGAGCGTCCATGAATCCCTTACCCTTGCCTGAGCTAGAGAAGCTCTGGCAACAGAACCCTCCCATGACCAGATCTATGTCTTTCCAAGGGATATCCCATGTTCTCCAGTTATTAACATCCCCTAATTGAATAATATTAGGAAAATGTTTTTGACTTACCTTTATGCATGTCTTGTCTATCTCTGAGGCATAGTAAGTCCCAATAGGTATACCGGCTCTTTGTAATGCTAGATATCCACATGATATCCCATCAAACAATGATAATACATTCATATTGTTTATCGTTTATTTATGCAATTCTATAGCAATTGTATCATCAAAATGATCATTGACTATATCTCCCTTCTCTTTTATAGACATATCAGATAAAGAGGCAGGGTAGGATGTTATATAATCATTCGTATTTATAACAACCCTTATTTCCTTACTCTTATCCTTGACAAGCATCAATTCGTCTATCAAATCTTGTACTGTCATATTTTTCTCCGCTTTCATAAATTCCATTTTTATTTACTTTCATGGCCAAAAATATCCTTTTCGGCTATACGTAATATACATTTGTGTATCCCCGGCAAGACCTTAACCAATTTTATACCAAAATTTTCTCCCCTTTTAACAAAAGTCCATTTACCGTATATGACCCCATGTATCATATGTTGTATTATCTCCTTGCTATCTGTCAAAAATACTTGATAATAGATACTATTGACATAATTGAAATCCTTCCCATGATCATTTGCCGGTCTTAATATCATTACAGCCGAAGAGCATCCACGAACGAATCCGTGTATCTCAAGGCATTCATCAAACTCATAATTATCACGTTCCTCATCATGAACATCCTTAACCCATTTACATGGTCTCCCGTCCTTAAACGGGATCTTTAACTGTTTCTTTGCCATCTTTTAAATTATATTATAATGTTAGGTACTTATATACTTTTCTACACCAAAAGCATATTTTCACGCTTCATAGGGACATTGTTGAATCCGCTTACACGAAACTGATTCTAAAGAGGTCTCTTCACGTGCTTTAATTCCCGGCGTACCTCCGGTATCGTTTGTTAATCGTAACTATATAAACCCGGTGTAAAGTTATATATAATCACCATTGTCAGTTATATTGATATCACTCCACAAGTTCAATCTTCCATTATCATCCAATTGCATATGGATAAAACCTTTTGTCACCTTCTTCCCGGCTTTAAGAGCCTCTACGTCTTTATCGGTAATCTTTTTCATACTTTCGATATTTTATCGTTACAATTAAATTCATCTTTCATCCTGATCTTTATGCCTCCATATGATAATTCCTTATGAGCTGTGACAAAATAATCAACCGCATCTTCATCTAATAAACTATGCGGGCACCTTTCCCATACAGGACTTTGATCTAGATGATCCCATGTAGCTACAAGTAACCTATTCTTGTCATCATCAATAGCTATTTTGTATGTCCCTGTAGTAGCCTTACGTTTAATGATCGCTCCATTTAACATCTGTTTCTTAGCCCAGCTCCATGAGCCTCTCAACCCAAATGTTCTTATAACCCAGTTATTTATCTTTTTCATTTCAAATTATTTGTTAAAAGTGTAATATAAATATAAATACATAAATTGAATAGGGCTATTCACCATGCCCTTATCAGTAGGATCATCGTATTTGTCAAGCCAAAGACGAAGCGCCTCCCAATCGATATCCTTACGGTCACATACCATGCAGGCTAGGTTAGCCCCGAACAGTTCCCCGTCGCCGCCCAGCGACTTGTTAAACCTCTTGGCTAGTCTTTCCTTGAATCCCTTATCATACCATATCCCGGAAGTAGCGGCATAACAATAATAAGCGTTGTATTTCATTTTCACGCCCATCTTCTCAAACAATGGTGTATGCCATATCCGATCTAAAAAGAATACTATTCCACGATATATGAAGGTTCGGAGATTTTTCCTGTATTCTTTCCCCAAGAAATTATCCACACAAGATATAGTCCCGCCTGAATAATACCAATTATTGGCGCCTCTCTTAACCTTATCCGTCATCTTGAATTTATTCTTTCTGTCTTCCACCCTATCCCAAGGTTTCAGTTTATCCTCATTAAATGTCGGGCAATAATGATAGTAATGATTAATCCACGAGAGGTAGGGGTTGTATATCGTGTATCCATTATCGCTGACATATGAGTTCATATCATACCCAAGTTCCTTGGCTAGAATAGATCCCTCATCAGCTAATGCCTTCAATATCGGGTTCAAGTTCCATATCTGATCTTGACTGACGAACATCGAGTAACATGGGTCCTCATCCTCTCCATACCATCCTCCCATCCCGCTCACTATTTTATCCAAATCAAGCGAATAATCTTTCCCGGGTAAAAAATCATCTCTAAGAAAAAAACCTCTATATGGGATCATATCATGTATGCCGGGTTGGTCGTCAAATATGAACTTAGCGTTCTCGGTCAATCTAATCAATGTTTGCAAGACAGAGGATATATCTATGGGTGCATATTCACACCTATAGACCTTATTATTTATCCAAAGATATTGAAGAAGCTCGGCTATATTAATAGTCCCGTCCTCCACATATCCTGTCTTGTTATCGAAGTTTATTTTGGCTAGAGGTATATTACTTCCTTGTGGTTGGTCACTTTTTTCATTACAACAATGCACGAACCTGTCAAAGAATATATCTTTCCAACCAAAATATTTATCCCTTATCGTCATAAGCCTATTTCTTGTCGTATAACGACATGACGTTAATAAGATCAGCTTTTCTGGCCATCCCCTCAAGTTTATTAAAGCCATCCATGTTATCTCCGCTGACAATGATAGTAGGATATACCTCTATACCGTACTTGGATATTTCCTCCTCCGTGGCTTTGTTCTCCGGGATCTGGTTTAACGTGACCTCACCCTCATACTCCTGTAATGTGTTGGCGATAATATACCGCATGTAGTCGCTGTACTCAGCGTCTTTCTTCGTGAAAAAATCAATTCTTACCATCTCAAATAGTTGTTAATCTGTTAATAATCAAATCAGCGGTAAATATAGCATTATCTACCTCATCTATACTCATGTTTCTCCCATCGAAATTGTTAGATAATAAATCCTTAACAATCTGATATCTACGCTGCTCCCAATTTACGTTTACATCAAAATTCAGATTCTTTACATAATCATAATTTAATTCATTATAACTGTAACTGAAATACTTAACTATCGGGAATAGGCTATCATCAATAGTTCGCTTGATTACATTAACGTATTTACCTGTTCTTTTGTCGACAGCTCTTAATCTCTCATCTACTACTCTTTCTCCTGACTTTTCCATTCTATTAACCCTTTGTTATGTTTATCGTAATATAATAACGCTATGGCGTTCCAGCATACGGCGGATAGATGCATAAATCCCTCCTTATCATATCTCTCCCCCTTCGTGTAAGCAACCAAGTGCCTCATGAGTGCGCCTAGATAACGATTGAATCCATCAGGTATATCTCGCCATGAGTTATCAGCGTACTTCTTGGCTCCTTCCGTATATACCCTCACGATATCCTCTATCTCAGCCAAAGGAAGAAGATCCCACCGGAGTTTACCGTCGGCCCGGTCGTCCTTCCCGCTGCCGTCTTTCCAATTAATCGCCTCATCCGCCGTCTCATTATCAATAAGCCTTAACTTGATAGCCCTATTTAACGAAACAACCATCTCCTCATCAGCCCAAATGGATTTATATGTCTCATCAAATAACGGTTCTATTTTCATCATTCCCGTATTGTCGGCGGTTTCAAGTACCTCAAATACCTCACCATCATAAACGACTTTGTCGTATTTGCTAAATTCCTCTTTCATTTCAAACTCCTTTTTGTTTTATTATTAGGTAATTATATACTTTTTAGATTAATAAAATTCACTAAGATCCCTGCATTCTGGTGTTTCTCCTGTCATAGAATAAAGCTCACCAGATGATAGATATACGCAATGCGAGGTCTTCCCGTCCCTCCACTCGCTTTGCTTCGTAATTCCACAAATAGCGCAGCGTTGGATCCCCGGACCTGCCTTTACCCACGAGTGCCGTACGTTCCTTTTCCTTGTCCTGTTGGTGTCGTCAAGTTTTCTCATGATCAATCCTCCAAGACCGTTACAATCTTATCTTTCCCGATAATAACCTCATTTCCGCTTCTCACATCAAAGCATCTCCCTTCATCTGTCTCCTTGAAATAAAGAGCGCCATTGTACTCGAATAAACCGAAACCGTAATCATCTAGCTTCATTTCGTTAAGTCTCTTGAATTTGTATATTTTCCCCATATTTTCTGTATTTTTTATATTTTGTATTACTAAACACATCAAAAAGATAGATAAGATCGTCGCTATTAGTCCTCCATAAAATTCGGCAGAATCATCCTTCTTATTCCCTTCTATTATCAAATAAATAGAACCGGTCATTATTATGAGGGTAAATACCAATCCTATCATAACATCTTTCTACTTTTTAAGAACTCCATCATATCCTCCACGCTAAGCTGGAAGCCGGCAGCCATCTTATGGCCTCCTCCGCCGGGATAGGCCTTACGTGCCAGCGCCGAGACATCCACCTCCTCTTTGGTGGTATAGAACGAGCATCTAAAGAATCTTCCGTTCCAGCAAAATGGCATCATCAGATCATGTCTTTTAGGGTCATACATAGATTCAAATGTAGTAGAGTTAAACTCCGTGGTATTCATACATATAGCCTTGTACCCAAATACATCAGCCTCGAATGAGAACATATTTATCTCGCCCCTGTTTTTCTCAACGATATACTCCAGTATCGCCTCCCCGTTCCTTATCATGTCATATATGAAGTCATGATCGCCATCCATGGCCTTTGCCGCCATATCCACGTCAAGACCACAATATCCTCTCATCCCGTATTGGAACGCCATGACATCACTCCATTCGAAGCGATCATGATCCCATACATCATAAGTGCTCAATAATTTTACCACGTCAGGGGTTTCGATATCATCGAAAAGATATTCCCACGTAAGCTCACAAGCCGCCGTTCCGATACGTCTTTTGCCTTTGACATTATAGTCCTTCACAGCTTCTATCGCCGTCTTATGGTGGTCTATCCATGTGACATCTATCCCCTTGTCTTCCCATTCGTCGAATAAGAATCTCGTTCTATCGCCAAATGATACGTCAACTACAAATACCTTATCATATTTATTCACGTCAGGTATTTCCTTGCCGTAATTGTAAGGAAGAAGATCAATGTCCCCTTTGAAATACTTTTTTACTATAGCCGCTGACATTACTCCGTCAAGGTCAGCCTCATGATATATACATCCTGTCATAATCTATTGTTTTTGATTAAAAAATCTATGTATTCTTTTATATCCTTGTTCCTATCATTATCCCAGTCAAATGTCTCGTTTATGAATTTGAAGTACGATACCGGAATTGAATGCAACATCCATCCACAATACTTGCCGAATGTCATTAACGTAGAGCCAAGGGGATGATCCGGTCTTCCTGGAACAGGGGCGGCGGTTACGCCCTGCGCCAGCCCCCTCCTACGATCTTTCTTGGCGGCTTTGATATCCAGATCTGTTTTCGTTACTTTATCCCCCATCGGAATATTGGTAATTAGTTTATCGCCGATAAACATTCCCCATCCATACCCCTTGTAGTTCTCTATACTAAGTTTCCTTATATCACCGAACCTTGACGAGTTGTTACAACAATCAACGACCAATGCGCTATCCTTACCGTCCTTTATCCTAACCGCCCTGCCAAGCCACTGATAAAACGATGAGAATGAGAATGTCGGTCTTCCTACTATCACGCAGTCCAGTCCTGGGTGATCGAATCCGGTTCCGAGGGCGGAATAGTTGAACACTACCCTCGTCCCACCTGACTTGAACCCCTCGACTATAGCCTCCCGCTGTTTCTTTGGCGTGCCTCCGTGAACCACTTCCGCCATGCCAGCGCATATCTTTGCGTTCATCCATTCGGCGGCGGTATTGCAGCTCTCAACAGAATCCATAAACACCAGTATAGATCTGCATACGTCTTTTAATACCATCAACCGACGTAAAATAAGGTTGTTTAAGCCATTTTTTCTCACCGCCTCACTAATAGACTCAGCCGTATATTCGGAGCCGTTAGAATTAAGTTTAAGGGCATCTCCATTGAAATCCCATGTCTCGTACTTAAGAGGTGTCCAGAATCCTTGTCTTATCATCTCCTCCACCTGTATGACATGGATCAGGTTCTTAAAATATACCGGTCTCATACGAGTGATGAAATTAAGTTGGGAATATGATGTCTGTCCTATCGACATGTTTTTAAGTCTACATGGCGTGGCTGTAAACCCTATCACCTTTTTCGGTTTCAGTTCATTCATGAATGTCATAAACTCGCTACCATCCTCCGGGCTATACCCGGCATGAGCCTCATCTATCAATACGTTCCTGATCCCCATCTCCTTAAGCTGACCAATAACTTTCTTGACAGATCCTAACGTGGCGTATATCATGTTAGACAGCTCTTTCTTACCACAGGAAGCGGAGTAGATGGTAGCCGGTATGCCATACGACGTTATCTTGTCGTGGTTCTGTTGCAGCAATTCTTTTGATGGTTGTAAGACCAGTGTCTTATCTCCCATCAATCTGGCCGCTTCCGCTATCAACAAGGATTTCCCGCAACCTACTGGGCCTATAACCAATACCGGATCATTCCTATCGGAATTTATATAACTTGAAATGCTTTTAACGCATTCCTCTTGATATGATCTTAATTTATATACCATCTTGATATGTGTTTATTCATGAGCCAGACTTTTGTTAAACTCCTCGATCTTGTCCCTATCCGTCTCATTAACCATCTCTGCCTCCTTACTGAACACGTCATACCCCTCACGGATATTATCCCCTACCATATTCTCTATCATCTCTCTCATTTCATCGCTCCTTACGGCGAAGGATATCTGGAACGATTTACTTGTGCCTTTCATCAGGTAATCAATCTCCTTCTTACATTCTGCCATTAACCGATCCAGATTATCGAACTTAACGAACTTGGAGTTGCCATTGGCTTTTCTTACCCCATCCTTGAAATCCTCCAATATCCCGTTAAATACATCCGCCATACACATCATGGAATGTAGCCATACCAGCATATTGAATTTATATTCATTATCAGCGTTATTCATCAAACTCACCAAAGACTCGCTTTTTGTCAACATGATCTTCGATTCCCGGTCTACGATATCCTTTATCTCCTGCCGGCATTTCATGGCACCAACGAAATCCATTTTAGAATAACATTCATTTGATTTCTCTACCAATTTCCTAATATCCTTTCTAGACATCAGAAGATCCAATACCTGTTTTTCTCTTTCGTTTTTATCCATAATCATTTATTTATTGACACAAATATAATTAAAGCCTAGATATTTACCTAGGCTTTTTAATAAAGTTAATCTTTTTTATTCTTTCTTTTTGACTCATCCCAATCCGATGAGTACCTGCATGTCCCTTGTTTGTGGATCGAGAAATCGCACCAAAAACACAAGGGCTTGGGGCGGGGTTCAAGGCAGGCCGGCTGGCGTCCCATGAGGTAGCGCTTCTCGTACTTATACCCCTGTTTGGCGTCGTCCCAAACGTGAGCTTGATAGCTATCTATTTTATTTGTCTCGAAATCATACATGTCAAGGAGAATATCGTTAAGTTCCTTGACCGATCTCTCTACTTTCTCCTTATCTACCTTCACGTTCTGATTGTCCAGCATGCGGGTAAAGAAATAGCTGCACATATCCGGCAATACCTTGTACTTTCTCAGTATGTAGAAGGCGTATATCGGATGCTGGAGATTGTGAAGCAGCTTATCCTCATCGAATAACTTTCTCCCGGACTTCCAGTCTATCGTATACATAGCTATCCTGTCTTTTGTCTTATACTCTCCACGCCAGTCCACCGATCCTATGATATGTACCTTATCGTACGTCACGCCATCCAAAGTAAGGGGCTTGGGTAGCTTATAGGGCAGGACGAAGGCCTCCTCTACGCCGGCCGGTCTCGACCCCCGGATCACCTTCTCCATTGGCGTAAGATCGGACCATGCCTTCTTATAATTGCCAGCAGCGTCCTTCTCAAACAACCCCACAATCCATCTTATTAACCTAGCCGCATGTTGCATAGACTCGATCTGGGATTTTACGCTATCAAAAGGAATCTGTTCTATATCGGCGTAGTAATTGAAAGCCTTACTCATATCCTCATAAGAAGGTCTGCATCCGTTCTTGAAGAAATACTCCATTGTCTGGTGGATAACCGTACCATATGACGTAGCCTCGTGCTTCTCCGTGGATCTGTGACCCTCCACGTAAGTCTTATACCACTTATACGGACATTGGACAAACGTGTCTATCTGTGAGTATGATGCGGCAAGCACCTTCTCGCCGCCTATGGTCTTACATAGCAAGTTATTCTCCGGAACGATCATAAAGCCTCTCCGTATTTATGTCACGCTCATATAAATCCATCGAAATATTCTGTAGGTTATGCAAATACCTTATCTGGATAAGCTCGCTCAGGTCATCCTCCATATCCCTAAGTCCGAGATAATACTCGTCGCCAAAAACCTCCATGGTCATCCCGTGTCCACGATATACGTCCCTATTCTTGTCACTCTTAAAACCGATAGCATCAAGAAGGTTATCGTCTATCTCAATAGGCATGACATCATCTTCCCCTGAATACCATTTCATTATCCCATCATCAACCTTACGTTCAAGGATTAATGATCCACTTTCATTACACATACCGGTAACGCACCCTACTCTCCATATATCGCCAGCTTTGTCTTTTACAAGATTGCCCGGCCTTAACTCCTTAACTGAAATCATATTCTTCCTCCTCATGATCGTCATCACAATCATCGACAAGAGGGGTCTCTAGCCCCTCTTCCCAATCATCATATCCGAAATCCATTTATTTGTCTTTTAGATAATCATACAACATACCCATAAGCTCTCCTACCGTCAATTCGTGATAAGGCTTGACGTTAAGTGCCTCATCGGGTATACATTTACCCGTTTTCTTTTCCACTTCCATTATGACTTCTACAAAATCAAGGGAATCCATAGCCATATCCGTATCCAGCTTATCCTCGTTCATTATCTGAGCGGCATGATCAAGGCCATTAAATTCACCCATCTTCTCGAATATCGCCTCCTTGACTACTTTTTCAACTTCTTTTCTTTCCATACTAAATCGACATTTTCAATCTTCTACCTAATTCTTTTTTTATATCCGATATCCTTTCGATATCCATCTTAACATCGCCTGTGATAGCGTATTCCTTATCCATTCTCTTTGGGGGATCCGGAAGCCGGCTTATGGCGAACAACCATGCCAGCTCCTTGTTCTTGTTCTCCCTAAGATACAAGTCAGACGTCATGCCATACATTTTTATGATCGTATCGAATAACGTTGATTCCGATAAACTCATATGCACGCTATACACATTTGATGGTTTCCAGATCAAGTTATCCAATCTCATCGTATACTCACGTTTAAGATCTATGTGGGATATTACGGCTCTTACTATAGGTTCTTCCTTGAAGTTGGTATTAGCCACGAACCATACGAGCCTTTTCTCTACCTCCTTGATAGCTCCTGTATCCTTCCCCATATCGTTATATACCCCAACGATACGGTCCCGGATCCCCTCGACCTCCGGTGTCAGACCGGGTGTCTCTATCAGCATCAGCAGCGACCCTCCCCTTGGCGTTATCTTCCACTTCCCATTCTTCTGAAGCTCGATATAACCAGATGCTTTATAACTATCTATTTTCTCCTTTGGAATGACGCTAGCCATCTCCTCTTTCTGCCGGATCATCAAAAGATACCCGACATCAGACATCGTTAATCCTGATGTCATCATCTGTTCAAAATTTATATACATAAGCTAATGAGTTAAAATATTGACCTGATCTTTCTGGCTACCCTCTCGACTATATCTGGATGATCATTTCCGTTATATATATCTATTAGCGTATCTATTATATGTAACCTTATGTTTTTCTTTGATGAATGAAACCAAAAATCTCCATTTTTTCTGTTTACAGGTTTGAACATCTTCAGTTCTGGTATAAGATAACACGCCACACATGATCTTTCAGCAAGTGATAATTCAACCGCTGCCTTTTCTATTGCTCTGCACATAAATGTATAATTATCATTCTTTATTAGATCGTAAGCTCTTCTCAACACCCTAAGGGCGTCTGCTTTCGATAATCTCTTTCCCTTTTTCATACTGTTTTACCGTATAAGATTCATTAGCCATACCAACTCTACCAACTGATATAGATTGATTTATAGATTGGTTAAGATGCCCTACAACCGACATCTTAGCCCTAACCGTATTGGCGCATCTTAGAAGGATTCGATAATCCTCTAACGCCCTCTCGTATCTTACGTCCACCCTAGCCCTTTTATCAGCATCAGTCATGCTCTTACATGTTCCGTCCTCCCTCAGGCTTATAGCGATCTTGTCCCGTATGATTCTGATATCATCCTCGGCTATCACCAGTTCGGCGTCAAGAATCCCCTTGTATGAGCTAAGAAGATCCTCCACCGCCACAACTTCCCTTTTTAGGTTCTCCAATTCCAATATCATTGAGTTGTCATTTATCCTTTTATACTCCTGTACTTTATTGGATACCTCATCACAGATACTCATGATCTCCTTTTCCCGTTCCCGGTTTATGATATATCTGATGCTGTATTTAGCCATTTCCTTTAACGAGGATATAATTTCCTTTATCCCCATCTTATCCTCAACCGACAATACGGTCTTCAAGAACATTTCCAGCACCTTTATCACTACAAGCAAGTAATTATGTCTCAATCTCATGTCAATAAGGTGTTTCGTCATGTACTATATTGAAATCATCACTAGGCGGTATATATTGTTGCTCCAACGGGATACTGGGAGGCGGGGGCGGCAGCGTCACCACGGTCGTGTCCGGCTTGCCGCTACCCACGGGGGCATCCGAGTCTCCCGGTCTTTCTTGGCGCACCACCCCTCCATCAGGATAATATCGCTCATATCCTTTCATGATATCTACATGTATCGCGTCAATCTCCTCCAATGATCTTTGACGGACCTTTACGATATGATGGAACAATAATCCATCCACACGGAAGGATCGTCTTGACTCGCTCTTGAAACGTTCCAGATTAGGATACCATCCTTGCGGAAATTGCATGTATGAGGAGTACCCGTATCTTTTCGGTATATTTAACGCTACCATAGCCGTACATAACTGTCCCAATGTATCTGATTGATAAAAATCAGATTGCTTTGGCATATGATCCTTTGGATCCCGCCGTCCTTCGATATCACGATTGAGTTGGGATATTATAAGAAAGAAAATATTAGGAAAAGTTCTTTTAGCGATATTACACATGGTTATCAACGAGTCGATATTTCTTTTGGCGTCTCCTGAACCTTGTACTAGAGCCGTATGATCTATAGACACGAATACCATTTTCTTATCCTTGTTTATTGGCATATACTCATTCCATAGAAAGTTTTTAAGCTCATCTACGGTTGATGGTTTAGGGATGTATGTTATTCTGCTAGAGTTCTCTTCCTTGAGGCATCTCTGCATTTCTTTTACCTCATCTTCTGACATCTCGTTAAGGAGTATATCTTGTATGTCTTTCCCCATTTTTTTTGATAGTGAACGTAACATCAAATCTTCTGGGTTCATTTCAAACTCACATCTTAACCATACATAATCATCTGCCTGTGGATTGATATTGACATTCATCACATTGCTCATGATCTTCTGCGCCAAATAAGACTTGCCGACTCCGGGTCTAGCTCCTATGGCTACCGCATGCTGGGGGTAAAATCCCCCCAGCAAAGCCTTATCCAGATAAGGATATCCGGTATGAGCCGGGAGAAGTTCCCCCGACTGATACTTTCTTATCCTCTCATAGGCATCCATGATAATCTCCTTGGATGACCTCCATATCCTATCCTCACTCATCCTCTTGCGTTTCTATCGCCAGCCGTATCGGATTTAGATCCTCTGTTAGCTGATCTTGATTTATATCTTAATCCCTTAGCCGTATGGCATAGGTCCTTCCCCTTCCGATAAGCCTTCCCCTTCAACTTATCGGTCTTGTAGTTCTTGCGACCCAATTCCCGTCTCTTGGCTTTCTGCTCAGGTCTGGCGTTGATCTTCTTGTCCGTCTCAGCCTTCTTCTTTCTGGCTTCCGGATGTGTCCTGTAATATTCAGTCGATCTCCCCATCCTCTTCGTCCTCCTCATCATCAAAATCTATATTCTCTTGCATATCCAAATCCTCTTCCTTTAAAAAAGATGGATATTCCAATCCCAGACGCTTAATCATATACGAATATGGATCAGACGCAAATTCATCTGGTATCTCCCATGTGCAAGGGAATGTACCTATTACCTTTTTAAATTTATCGGCTAATTCGCTACTCATCCCCATATTAACCATTTTATTATAAACTGTAGCTTCTACGCTACTTACATTGCCCCCAACATAAAAACCTGTTGGTTTGTGAACAAAATAAACTTTCTTCATTTTACATGTATTATTCATTTTATTAAAGGTATCCAATTTGATTCGATACTCAAATGTTCCATTATCATTAGCTCTAATGCTCATATTTATCCTTCTTGCGATCTCCATAACTCATATCCATATCACACACCACCGTATCGGTCGTGTCGTTTACCACATGGAACAGGAACTCCGGGCACCCGTGGCAGGCGTTGCTCCCGATCACCACCGCTCCGTGCCTAGGGCAAGCCTTCTTTACCATGGTTCTATCATATATCCGTATATGATTATCGCTATACTTTTCAATATATCTCATGGTATTAAGTAGTGATGGCAAAGACATCTTATATGGGGATACATGTTCTATTGGTATATCCAATTCACCAGATAGGCTTTTGTAAATATCCTGCACATCCCGTTTTGTTCTATACGCAAATATATTAATCTCAGTCATTGCCATATCCATACTCCTAAGAAGATCCGGCTTAGCCAGCCTCCCCATCGGCTTCCCAAAAGGATCGGATCTCATCCAAGCCCCACACTTCTCGCACCCAACTTGCTTTCCCTCCACCGTATTTATCATAGTGGATGGGGCCTTGCAATACGGGCATACGGATCCGTTTAACATAGCTTTCTGGGCTAAAGATAGCTCTCTCATGCCTTTTCTTGTATTTTGACATTAAATAGATCACAGAATCTATTAAAATTCCTGTTCTCTATTCTCATATCCTCCTCATACCTGTCAACTGATTTGATGAAATCATTATAACAGTCCTCGCACATCCATTGATTGATTACTGCTACATAATAGCCCACGGATGTAGGTCTGTTACACATATCGCAAATACCTAAGCACCCATATCTGGTGAGCTTATCCATCATCTCCTGTCTTGTTATTTCAAGCACCTTGAATTTCTTGTAATTGTCAACTACCTTTGCCATTGTAAATTTGTTTAATAATAAAATAATCCGCTATATCCATTCCCTCATTTATATTGGGTTTTGATTCTAGAAAATTACTTATCTCTATATTCATCCCCCTCATATCCTTGCCTACCTTCTTTCTCCATTCGTTGAAAGCGTCGCCCTTATCCGGGTACAGGACTATCCGCCTCCTACCCAATGTCTCTATCATCTCCCTTTTCAGCATATGGATACCGCCACAGGCCATAAACAACCTACTAGGGTACACGATGTTACAGATAACAGCCGTCTTCTCTGACTCTACTATATACACCGGAGCGTCATTGGGATAGAAGTTGATAAGAAACTCCCCGAACAGGCATTGCCTAAGCAGGTAATCCTGACCGTCCAGTATATGCACCCAACATACATGATCCATGGGAACCTTTACCCTCTTCCCGTCAGGCCCGTAGTCCATTATCTTCCCGGTCCGCACTACCCAATTCTTATCCAGTTGCCAGAACACACAGCACTTACCCCAGTCCCCGAATCTCATCATCCCCACCTTATACAAGCTAAATGCCCTATTGGTATGATACGATCCGAAGATATTGGATAGATAATCCTGAAGATCGGATGTCTCGAAAGGATTAAGCGTCTCAAACATCTTGCTTACCGGAATGCAGTTGGCTATATCCGGATCCATAGGAGGTCTGTACCTCCTTAATACTTTGTTTGAATCGGTAAAAAGATCATTGTTCCCAAGTTCGCTCCCTGTTGGATATTTAAAGTAACCACATTTATTTTTATGATCACACACCCCAAACTGCTCTCCAACGATCTGACCGGTGGTTACGTCCACGTACGGCGTAAAACACTTATCCTTGCCGCATTGCGGGCACGTCAGCTTCCTCCTTGGTTTGCTATGATCCAGCTCATACCGATGAACGCTCTTATTGAACTCCCTAAATTCCATCACCCTCTCCTCTCATTCATGACTCTATATATATAGTCCCTCAGCGGCTCTTTCCTTACCAACTTATTAACATCAAACTCGCCTTCTATATCTAAGGATCCGATTCTTGATGTAACCGTATAATTAGTTTTCTCGAACTTATACTTTCCTTGAAGATATACTACGGTAGCCATATTCAATATAGGGTTGTCAGTCTGTCTCTTCAACTTATATTGGCTGGTCTTTGCGGTAGGATCACCCGGAGCGAAGTTATATATCTCCTCTATCTCCAATATCTTTCCATAGTTCTCCAGTATCATTCTTCTATATAACTCAAGTTGGAAAGCATACTCGTCATAGAAATTGCCTTTCCTGTTTGATTTGAAGTCCAATATAGCGAATATCCTCCTGCATCTCTTTATCTTCTTTTTCTCCGTCTTAGGCTGACCTTTCTTGGCTCCCGTCTTATAGAACTCTCCTGTCTCGACCTCTATCTCCACCATCTCCGGCTCGCCATCCATCTCCACCACTGCGTCCACCGAAGAAGCTACTTTCAATCTCCTTGACCTCAACATCTTTTCGATCAATACAGGTTTTACATGTCTTTCCTTGCAGAATATGGCAAATGATATCAGATCCTCTATCAGCTCATCAATGTTGTCCACTAATATCCGCTCCATCCTATACTTGTCTATTCTTAGCTTAGCCTCCTTGACAGCCTTCCTTATCCATGTCGGGATCAGCTTTATATTAACCCCGGTCAGATACAACCCAAATAGATAATGCATGATAGTACCCAGATCAGCCCTATAGTTAGCGTACTCATCAGGGTCCTTGCCCTTGAGTCTCATCTCATTCTTCCATTTCTCCAAGGCTCCGGACGTATCACAATACCCATTGGCGATATTGTTAGTGGCTCCATCGTATATGATAGGATACCCATCAACATCCATCTCATAATACACACGTTTGCCGGCGACAGTCATTCTATATAACACAGGTGTCGGGATATCCTTTATCCATTCAGCGGCATAATACTGTTGCTCTGTCTCCAGATCATACTCAACCTCCATCTCCTCGTTAGGCTCGTTTTTAGGCTCTTCAACAGGCTTTTCCTCCTCGACCATATCTTTCTTTGGGACAGTTGATAAAACGTCTAATATGCCAAAGAAAGCGGTAAATTTAGGATCTGTATGATATGATCTTAATACTGGTAATGATGATCGCCAATAATATGACGACGCATTCTCGTCCTTTATCTTGCCTAAAATCTTGCCTAAAGCCGAACATCCTATCTCTCCATCATCCGCAATAGCCACATTGTGTCTCTCGGATAAACGAACTTTCATCTCATCAAACGATTCTTGATCGCTTATGACTTCCATGATCGTCCCATAACTATATACTGTGTCACTTATAGCCTTATATCCTAGGTCTAAAAGTAATCTTTGTTTTCTTCTATCCATGATAATAATCTGGTTTTTAATTTACCATCCTCCTCGACTTTAGGTGCGAGATCCCTCATCCGTCTGGCTGCCAACAGCCATACGTTGCCAAACTCGTCCAAGAGCCGGCTGAAATCCATCGTATCTAACAGATAATCGAATTTTGCATGCTCATCAACCGTCAAGTAGATAATGTTATCATTATCCTCGGCAACTGATTTATATTTCCGTTTAGGGTATAAGTGGCATATGTTGCTTACCCCCGGGCATGGTATGTATGCGCCGGTAGCAGATCTCCTTGTCATACTCAATCTAGCCACATGGGCGCCAAAGAAAACGGCTAGGCTCTTCCCCTTTGGCTTGGCCTTCACCCGTATCGCCGCCCTTTCCTTTGGTGGTAGCTCCTTGGCTCTGCATGCGGGACACAACCCCTTACTCCTTATGGTTACCATCCTTCCGCATCTCTCACACGGTAACATCCTACCTCTCATGCCTTTTTCTTTTTATAACTTTTGTTGAACTCCATAAGGCTCATAGCCCTATACCTCTTAAGCCTATTAATCTTACCCTCAGTCCAATCTTGATCCTTGAAGTTGATGATCGTATCGAATATCTGAGCTAGTTCCCGGATATTAAAACTCCTGTTTTGTATCTTCTTATAGAACCCCGATCTGCTATATCCTAATTTAGAAGCTAGATAAGTTTTGTTAGACAATGTGAGGATACGATAAATCGTACCCTCCATTTTACTTATCTCCATCAACTTCTCGGCTATGGACGACGTGGTTTCGTAGCTAGCTTTACTGCCTACTATCCTCATTTTTCTCCGGATTCCTGATCTTACCATCAAACTCGTAGAAGTCCATCAGTTTCTTCTCTTCCTTGATACAAGTGACAACGAAATCTGATATGGTTCCTTTCATGACTTCCTCGAAATTCTTTTTGGCATGATCAAGGTCATTGGCCCGAACGATGTAGTTAAACGCCTTGCGTTTCTCATTGTTCGATTTCTCGTCTATCGTAATATAATCAGCCGTGACCTTATAGAACCGGTCTCCATCCATGGCAAACAATTCCGCTATCCTGAATCGTTTGATATCAACGCTAAACTCACCGGATATGAATGGATTCATCTCCTCTATGATTCTAGCCTCACATTCGGTATAAGAAAAGGCATCTACTAAATACTCTTCCTTTACCTTCTTCTTCATGCCGTTCTCGGCATCGGTCTCATAAGAAACCGTACATTTAAACCAATTGTGCATTTTAATCTATATTATTGTTAAACAAAGGATAATCTTTTATTCCTTCACGAATATATCTTTCCGTATCATCATCCACGCCATAAGCCTTCTTGAAAAATATCATAGCCTTATCCGTATCATTATCCACCAGTGGTAGATATTCCCTTGCAAAAAGCGACCTAAGATAGTTCATATTATCAATCCTATGTCTTATATCGGCTACTTTATCCCATATCTCGGCCCGAATTTTACTCATTTTCTTCATATTTCTCTCATATCTCTCTAGCTGGTCTTTATATTCCGCCTCAATCTTATCGTTCTTATCCTTGATAGACTTATAGGTCTCCTCGTCTTTCGTATCAAACATCGGAGTATGTTTGATATTAATTATATCCAATTTGCTGTATAGCTTTTCATTGGATACGGTGAAATCATATCTAGTCCTGTACAGATCAAAGTCACTTAAGAACTTAGCTATTTTAATAGCATCATCCTGATCAAGAACGGCTATATTCAATCCTTCTAAATAGTAGAAGAAATGGGATGGAGAAATAGGTTTACAGTCATATGTCCTCATGATTGGAGGCTCATCCATAAACCTGACACCTTCCTCCGCACATCTTATTACGATCAATTTCTCTACCTGCTCATCAGTAAGATCATATATCTCCTGATCGGTCATCTTATCAATTGTCTTCATCATCCTCATCCTCCGATATCGTTACAGCCTTTGTAAACTTTTGTTTATAGACCTCACCCATAAGGCAGGCGAAAGACCTATCATCCATACTAGCCATAGTATTGGCCTCTACCATAAGATTCATCTCGATGTTCTTTACCAAGATTTCATAGTTATCATCATCTTCTTTATAGAAAATGACTTTACCACCATACTCGAAACCATCATCCCCGGTCTTAACCATATCGATGATCCTCTCTAACTCCTTTACAAATTTACTCTTTTTCATATGTGTAATTTTTATGTGTCTACAAAAGTAGACATTTTGTTTTTGAATTAAATTAAATAAACATTATTAATAGTTAATACGCTTAGGTGATTATATACCATTTTACACTAAAATCGTAAAATGGTATATAATCACCTTATCCTCCATATATCTTAAGCCCTTTTATATTGTATTTGCTTATATCCATACACAAATTACACCCTCCATGACAACAACACCACGAGCAAAAGGCTAGTCGCTCCTGCTCCGGCCTACCTTGAAACTCCACTGCCGCCCTATACCATGCCGGGGATAATACCCTGACCTTCTCCGGTACGGGCGGTGTCATGAGCACCGATCGCCGCCTTCCTTTGGCATCCTCCCTACCTCTCATCTGGATTATCTTTTAACAGTTCAGCTATCTTCTCATCCTTCAACATATTTTGCTTTCTCATGCTATCTACGACAAAGGCAGCGAACGCCATATCATACCTTTTCCTTAACTCATTGACAAAAGATTTGGCTTTTGATTCTACCATTGTCTCGATGTTGCTGTCTACAACTTTCTTCATCCTGCCTCTTATAAACTCGTCTACTGTCAACTCCTCATCCATATAATCTAACCTGAATCTATATTTCTTCTCGCTGGCGTTCTCGACAAGATCGTTCATTGATTCTCTCGCTATATCCTCAATCTTCTCTGATATCGGATTGGATATTTCTCTCATCAACTCATTCTTGAACTTTTCTTTAAGTTCATGTATTATAGCTAACCTGACCGAGCTGGTAAACTCCTCTTTCAACGTCGCTTCATTGTACATAGCTTCCTCGAATACATCTTCCAAATTTAATTCTACTTGAATTTTCATATCATTATATTTTAATAAATTATAAATTTTTTAGGCATATAATTATCATGTATTATTTCCCCTCATCTTTTAATATTAATTTCTTCCCGATCTTTTTAATTTTTGTCGGTCTTGATAATCGATAGTCTCTTTCTATCGGTCTATTAAGTACATCATCCTTGTGCCCCTTGTATCCTTTCTCGTAAGCACTAACCCTTGCGCAAAACTCAACCACATCGCCTGGCGATAAATCAGCACCACTAAATCCTTTTGTTAAATCGAACCACAAATGATCTGATACTATTTTGCTATCAAGTGTCACATCTTGTAAAAGCATCGTTTTTACAGGTCCAATGTATCCATTCCTAAATCCAAATCTAACAAAGGTTGCTGTAAACACATGGCGTCCTTTTGATCCTATTGTTCTCAATTCTTCTCTCATCTCCTTTCTTATTTTTTATTCATAAAACCAGTAATTTTCTTCAAATACCCTTTTGTCATCTCAATAAAGTTCACGCAATCCAGCTTGCTCAACTTGTAAATCAAAGCCGGGTTATGAATTACGGCTATAATTTGTGTTTGCGGTTTATGAAATGACAATACTTTGTACAGATCCATGATATTGTCAATATCTAAATTCCTGTCCGGCTCATCCATAATGATTGTATACTCAAAATCCTTCTCCATTAATACCACATGATTGTCTTTGTAGTATTTTAAAAGATTGTCGATCCTGTTTGCCCAGAACTCATTTGACTTTTTCTTAAATTCCATAAGTTTCTGTATCGGAAACGCATACTCATCTTGGTTAAACACAAAATCAAAAAGCGAGTTCATGGCATGAAGATTCTTCTCCCCAGAGGACCTAGATGCTCCATTCATATACAAACTTAAATTATTGATATTATCCAATATATCATCCTTTCTCATTTCAGTTTGTTGTAGGAGATGGAATACCTTCCCGATATAATCCGACTTAATACTGATCCCGTCAAGCACCTTGTCATCATCAAATATATCCGGGAAATGCAATGCTTCTGACGGTAATTCAGAACACATCTTTTTCTCGCACAACATGTACTTCGATATCATATTCAGGAGGGTTGATTTCCCGCTCCCGTTCTTGCCTACAATCACATTCACGCCGGGCTTGAATATAAACTCAGAGCCATTTTTGAACGCTTTTATCTTTTGGATATATTTAAATGGAGTCTTCTTGTTGTCGTCTATCCTTATAGAAGTTATCATCTTATATGATTTTGTGTTTAATTATTTAAGCCTTTCATCAATCGCCAAATTAAATATCTTATCAAGACATTTCCTCATCTCCTCCGCATACTCAAAAAGATCCTCTTTTGAAAGATCTCTGCGCTGCCAATCATACATATCCGTATATCGAGATTCAATAGCCTTATCCTCTATCTCCTCAAGTACCTTTTTTATAGACCTATTTTCATTTTGACCTATTCTTATACTCTTATTCTTTCCCATGTTTTATTTATTATGTCTTTTGAAATGTGTTATACCCTCTTGATGTTTAACTCCTAAAACCCAACCTTCTAATCTAGCATAAGAAGAATAAGGATTAAAGGCCATATATGGTTTATAAAATCTCATAGTCTTAATCTTACCATATCTCAAAACATCTACAATTTCTCCATCTTCCGGCATATTTGAGAATGACCATTCCTCAAACCCTTGTGGAATTTGACTTTCGTCTGGATAATATCCCGTATTATAACATTTGATGATTATATTCCAACATCCTTCCCATCCTCTTTAACCCAATTAACTGTATCGCAATACCAACAATACCCTGTCTTGGAATCCTTTTTATGAGAATGGGATCCACATGTGGCGCACCAATAATTATCATCCATATTGTATGTATAACTTTCATCCTCATGCATTTTGGCTATTCTAGCTACCCTATCCTCCAGCAGATCCTTTAGATAATGGCATTCGTAAGGTCTATCCTCTTCCTTTAATATATAAATATCGATATCCATCATGCTCCCCATCCTGTCCGTACACATACACTCTGCGGCATGGCGCACGTTCCCTTCCGGCATCCCCGGAACTATCTCCCGGATCACTGCCTCCATCTTCTCTTGGTATTCGGTGTCTACCTTGATCACCAAATCCTCTAATTTATCTATTAAACTCATGATCTTTTTACTTCTTTGTATATGACATCTGTATTGTCTTCCCTATCTATATTGCAACAACAAGAATACATGCAGTAATAACCCCTGTTATTAAATACACATCCATCACAACTGCTATCATCAATCTCTATTACCTCCAATTCTATTTTCTCCATGCCGGTATTATATTTAAATATACTACCTATCTTATGATATCCTATATCCTTCAAATACCTTATATGATTATTTTCGTTAAATAATCGGTTGATAAATACATCCATTTTATCGTTTAGACCATTTTTATCTAATAACCCCTCGCACTCATTTTTATTAAATCCAAAGGATATCATAAAATATTTTGCCATATCAAACCTTTCCAGTTCCACCAATTTTTGTATGCATAGCCATATTCCTTGTCTTATGCCTTCTTCTTTGGCTTCTTGCACTCTATCTCCCATATTATTTTGTATTAATTAAGTAACAATATTTCTCTTCGCTCTATTTTGATCATTGATGGATTATCGTCATGATCATACCAATATAGATACCATATACCTCCTCTATTGGCCTTCCACATCTTCCCTTCATATTCCCCCGATGGGATCGTTACTGAATATTCTCTAAGACCCTCAAAGGTTTGTTTGGTCATTAAAGCGTATTCCTCATCAATTTCTATGTATCTCCTATGGGGCTGTTTCCATAACATCCCACGTTTGTCTGTTATCTTAGGTATTATATTCTCTCCATTCATGATGCTTTGTAAATTATGTATTAACTATTGTATATCTAACACTCTCCCCATCTTCCCTTTCGCATCCCAAGCAACCTGATTTTACGCAATCATATATATAATTTTCAAAAGCGCATCCCGAACATCTATCACACTTATCTACTCTTAATGTCATTTCAGACATACCAACTTTATAGTTAAAGACTTCCCCTATTTTATGATACTTAATATTTATACATATAGTATCGTTTTCACTTATAGTACTGCCTTCACTTATCATATTCTCACGTCCAAACATATTGTCAATAAACTTAGGTAATTATATACAACCTTGCACCACAAAGCATGAGCGGACGCCCCGCTTCCCCGACCGCCTTACCCATACACGCCGGCTCCACCGGTAACGCCGCCCATGACATCTTGGATGTCTCTCCCGTAAATCTGATAGTGATCGCCACAGCTCTCAAATGTCACTTGATAGCTGTTTAATCCCATCCTAATTGTCTCGCAATACCTTTCATCTCGCTATACGCTATCCTGTGACATCCAGCAACCAATATATCATTCTTATAGCTATTGATCTTCCATTTGTGACTGGTTGTATCCAATACCATATCGTGTTGGAATTTACCGCCATTATGGAAGAACTTTATCAATTTCCAAAGTCTCTCAGCTTCAGCTCGCCCTATCTTGATATTCTTGCTAGTCTCAATTATGCCATTCTTAATGCGAAGCCATACGTTAGGCTGGTCATCCTCCAAATAATAATGTGAATATAATTCCAGAATCTTGCCAGACTTCCACATCTCGATCTGTTCTTCAAATTTTTTCTTGCGATCTTCTTTTTCTTTTCTTCTTTTTTCAAAAATTAAAGTCTCTTTTTTCGCCTGACTGTCTTCCCATCTCTGACATCTGGCCACATACCCAGCCCACGTTCCTTCACCACAAATCTCATCTACTATCACATTGGTCGTTCCTAAAGTTTCTAACGCTTGATGATTTAGCAATACCTCAAACACACGCTTTAACTCATGGACGTATTCACTTTTAATCTTATCCGATCCATAAGATAACTCATGTTTAGTTCCGATCCAGGTGTTTGCACTCTTTTTAAGAAGGCTCTTGGGAGTACCCATATTAAAGAACTCAATATAATCCATTAGACTTCTAAATACTCCCCAAACATCCCTATAAGACAGGCTTGTTCTAACCTTCTTGTATTTCTCGATAACCTCTTTGATAAGCTCCAATCGACTGGTGATAAAAGCCATGCTGCCATCATCAGACATATTATATCCAACAGAAAATACCTTTGAGCCAGTTGGTATTGCACTACGAACACAATGTTGATGTTTACAGGTGGAAGAAGAATAATACTTATCGTTAAGCAAATACGCCTTTTCACCACACTTATTTCTTACGATTCTTCCAACCTCAAAATGATAACCATAAGAATAAATACTTCTACCTTCAAAGAAAAAAATTACTACCTCTTGCGGATTCTTTCTTTTCGTTTGCCCATAAGTGAGCGACCATAGAGTTGTTCATATCAATATTTTTTTGTTATACAATTACAAATTAATAATACGATATACGTTCATTACATCCGACATCTTGAATTTATCAACATCCGTATTCTTAACATCATATGTATATGAGTCAAATAAATTACTTACCGCGTTCAACCAATCATCATCTGTCGGTTCTTCTACCTCATCCATACAATCATACACATCCCAGTAATTCATGAGGATACCGTTGTACGCTATTTTCGGATCAGCGTATTCTCCTCTTGACATAAAGCAGATGTTTTTGCCGGCCTCGTTGCCGGCAACTATCTTTTTGTAATCTTCTATAATCTTATTCATTTTTCTGATAATGATTATGTGTAGACTAAAAATTACTTTAACTCAAATTTAATTCCTTCCGGGAGTTGGGAGCGATCCACGTTATTCACGAAATTATCAAACTCTTCCTTAGTTATTTTCTCTCCATAATCCACCCAGTTGAAACGTAATGTATTATTGTGATTATAATATATTACATTATCAACATTCAATCCATAGTCAAGTACACAGAGCATTACCTTCTTCCCGACTTCCGCCTTTCTGATTTCTTTGTCATATTGCTCACAAATCTTGGCACGCTTTTCCGCCATCTTTGCCTTATGAGCCTCTTCCCTACGTTTTTCTATATTTTCTGTGGAATAATACCCGGCTTCAATACGCTCTTCAATAAGAGATCGTTCCTCGTCTGTTAGTGTCAGGGTAAACCTTTCTTTTTCCGGCTTATATGGATTAACCCATTTCTTTCCACACAGGTTTTCAAGTTCCGCAATAAGCTCGTCTGATTCACGTTTCCATCTATCCACAATTCCCAAATTGAAAAGTAGATACTTGAAATACATTTTATCATCCACCGCCTCGGATAACTTGGAATATTCCTTATCTGATATACGCAAATATTCAATCACCACGGACTTATCGCTGTTCTTTGTATGATATATTCCATTTCCCACCGGATACATAGGAGCGCCATAATGATTACATACATGCATCGGTATGAATTTAGCCAATTCCGGACAATGTCTTATAATCTCATCGTGACAGCAACCGCACATATATTCTTTATATATCCCATATTCGTTTTTCCAACGAATGTCAGCGGTTATACTCCACTCACATATATTGTTATGACAATCATCACCTAACGATACCGTAGTCTTGATCTTATACTCTTCCCCGTTCTCGGTATAGTAATTCTCTTTTGAATAAACCAGTTTGCTCGCTGTTCTCATACTATTAAATTTAATCGTTATACTTATGAAAAATAAAATCGGCGCAACTTCCCGCTATATCATTAGCGTCATTGCACCGATAAAAGCCTTCTGTTTCCAAGTCCACATCTACGGGATACCCTTCTGCTTGTTCCAAGAAATTATTAATTTCCCTTTCTTCTTCATCCGATAAACCAGTATAATCACCATTTATCAGAGCACAAGCCCAATAAACTGGAAGCCTGTATCTTATTACCTCTATATTCATAATCTCATCAATTTACAAATTATCAATACTAAAAAAACTCCAACAATCTATTACAATAAACTCTCCTACTCCATATTCCACAAGTGACTTAAGTGATTCTATCCCATTACAGTAATAGAAAACATTATCATTATCATCATCATTGATGCTTAATGATAATTTTATTGTCGTTCTTTGATCATCCCCTGTGTCTTTCCATACGATCTGACATTCTACGTATTCAGGTTCTTTCCCATTCTTTTTAACGAACTCGAAAAACATAGAATCAATATTTTTCTTGACTCTATCTACATCCGTTATCACTACCTCTTCCTTGCAATCCCCACAATTAGCATGCATAAAAGATTCATCAAGATAATCTATTATTTTCCCGGTGTTTGGATTTACGATCGCTTCACAAGCAATATTTGTTCCGCCACACCTTGTACATATCACTTTCATGCTATTTCATTTAATGGTTCAACATACACATCCCCATTCTCATAATAGAGTCGATCTTCATACTGATTATGATGAAGCTCCTCACGTATCGCATCTTCATTATCAGCCCAATACTCGTACTCCTCATGCCATGACTTGAAGAAGTTATCATAACATTGTCTCATCAGATCCTCTAAAGAAAAATCCTCCGGATAAGTACACCATGCATTGTAATAATCAATTATAGGTTTCAGGAGATAATAATCATAACACATCCCTGTCAATGGGCAATTATCTCCATAGTCAAACATCACCCTACTATACTTGTGCCTGTATTTGTATTTCCCATCAATATATTTACCTGACGTGGAGAAATACTTGCCCTTGATAATATATGGCATAATATTGTTGTTGATATATCTGAACAGTAATTTACCGCATAGATTCTCAGGGAATATATCACGATGATAATCTGTAGGGTGTTCATAAATAGGATCCTTGTATTTAAACTCATAACTAAAATCATATCTCTCGTATCCAACTTCCCAATTATAAACCCTAGTATCTGTCATATCCTCAAAGGCTTTCATTGACTTTTTATAGTCTATGCCATAAGCATCCATACATTGCTCCATTACATTCCAGTGCTCACGCTCTATGATCCTTTCTTGTGAGTCTTTTGACAGCTCATCAAACTCATACAGTTTTAATACAATCTTTTTCATAATCCCTCCTTTTTTAATATAATTAGATCCCTAACGTCAATCGAATGACATACGTACCTCCTTATGTTCACGCTTAGGGATGATCGTGGCTATTCTCACGAACCACCACAATCCAGATTCAGATATCATTCATCCTTTATCTTTACGAATGGGTTTTCTACATAAAACTCCACTACATCCTTAGATTTTATAGATGTCACTATACCGGTGGTATCCACAAATCCATCTGTTTCATCCATTGTCAAATCTTCTATTTTATCTCCCGGCAGAAAACAAAGATTATAGTCTTGATCAATATACATAATCATCTTTAACCTAACCATGTCATCAATGATGCCTTTCATTCTCTCCACGACATCCAATTGATCATTACTAAGCATTAATCTACTTTTTGATGATTCCACTAACCTTATGTCTCCATTCCTGTCAACTACAGTTAAGTCATTGAATTTATACACATCTTCACGTGTTCTGTAATATGTTTCCTTACAATAAATTTTTCCTTTATCATCTATTTCAACATCAAAATATTCCAACTTATCCTTGACAGCTCTTCCGTTTTTGTATTTCCACACATCACCTATTGGAATGAACCCATATAATGACTCAAAAACATCATATATTGATAGTCTTGTCTTAGGAATGCTCTCGCCCTTTTTAAAACATTCTTCGGACGAATAAAATAATTTCCCATCTAATGTCTTCTCAGTCCTACATCCTCCCCATGTTCCTACATATCTAACTACTCCATATGTAAAACTGATCAAGATCTTATCAATCTCAAACCACTTTAATCTTCCTGACATATCGTCAAAAAGATATCCACTCTCTAGATAAACCGATAAACATTCTCTAATTTCCATAACAATTTATTTTTTTTAATTAAACAACATCATTTGCCTTGATCACTATCCGTATCAATATTATGAACAAGCTCATATAGATCATAATCACTACACTCTGCTAAACATAAAGAGAAGACGTTCCTGTCGTTAATCAGGAAATAGCTATCTTCTAATATGAAGATAGATCTTCCTACCTCTAAAAAACAGTCCCATAACTCATTGCCTCTTTTATTGCCAAACACTTTCTGAAAAGTATGACGATCTGCCTTATTCTCGAATTTACGCATCCGTCTAATCCACTCATATCCGTGCCTCACTAAATCCAAGCCGCCGGCTTCATCGAAGCTCCCGTTTTTATCAATCCATTTATTTACATCTATCAACATACTCCCTTATAATATTACATTAAACAACTCGTTTAACCTATCTATCTCACTTAGGTATTCATCTTCTTTATCAAATTCAATTTGCGTCCCTCCCTCCAATCCAAAGGACAGGGTAAAGGATATGACCCAGCCCGATCCGTCCACGGCCTGCCCCTTGGGAACCCAAGACATCACCGCTTTCTTGGATATCCACCATCTCCCTATCTGAACGAAATCAGGATAGTTGTCTATTAAATACACCATCTGACTAGCCATCTTATTAACATCATCAAAAGGCACTATATGATACTTGTTTCTTATCCTGACCTTCAAGAAGGGGTTATCCATATTATATGCCGCAAATGCTGATATCACGGAACTGGGATATCTAACCCCTTTTATTATTACCCATTTCATATACAACACCTCCTATATTAAACTATCTAATATAAATTCATCTTCCTCCGTTCTCTCATTCATAGGCTTATTTTGTACCGTTTTGACAAGATCAAGCACTTCATCCCAAGTCCTTTCTGATAGCGCCCCATTATTTATGCCACAACACCTACATCCACTAGAAAATACCGGTATCATACTTCCATCACACATCCTAACGAATTTATATCCTACATATTCATTGCATAAGAAACATCTTCTTACTGGGATAAACCTTATTCCACCTCTATTAATGATACTTATTAATACCTCACGATTCATATTATTCCCTTAATTTACGTTTAACCTCTTTAACATACATAGGAGAATGCAATCCCCTATGCAATCTTATAGCCCGATCTATATCCTTATTAGGATTGTGGTGAGATTGATATATCTCGAACATTTCCCTAGCCTTGACAGGATTCGTTCGATCTTCGTATCTATATCTCCTTTTCTCCCTTTTAAGGCGTAATATCCTATTAACCTCATCAACATATATCCTTTTCATTTGCCACCTCCCTAAAGCCCCGGATGAGGCGTTATACGCTCGATCGTTATCCCTTGACTCCACGAAAGACAGGGCGGCCGCCAGCTTATCCCATACCCGTGCCTCGATCACGGCAGGCCTTGGGGCGAGGGGCAGACCACCGTTCCCTTTTGGCGGTGTCAATATTATCATCGCCGTCACGAGTAAGTATCTTATCATATTTCCTTGTTTTTATAAAATTCCTCCCTAAATTTCACGTTATCCACATAATCCTCCATACACTCATGAACAATTATATGAATATCCCCTTCCGCATATGTCACCTCAGACATCATTCTCTCATTAGTCATCCACCAAGAATAACTATCAATATGCCGTGTCTCGAATCCATGATCATGCAACGCAGACATAACATTATGTCTTAAATCCCTGCCCATCATTATACACTCATACACGATATAGCCGTTGGTACTTTCATGAGACCTACCGAACGTATAAACGTACCTACCCATCAACTTATACAACTCCCTTGCCACAGGATTCGGGATCGCCTCATTCATATCAAAATCCATACCCTCCTTGATAAACTTATCCACATCCCGCTCATCAATACAAGCTCTAGGCATGCCTTCCGCCCGCACATGAAGGCGTGATCGAATATCCAGGCTTAATACCGTCCCGATATACTTCTTCCCTTTGGTATATCCCATATTATGATTCCCAGTAATATGGAACATAATTTTATCACCTATGTTAATCTCTTCCATATCCAAGATATTTATATTATTTGTTATCCTTTTTATACAAAAAGAGGATATAATGGCATAATATTATGATATCAAGACACGAATGCGTTATCTATCATATTATCATACATATCCTCTATACAACGTCATTTATGGCATTATATCGTATATGATGCCGCAGGTCATAAATACATCTAATTAACCCTTTTTTAAGGGCTTATTGCCATTTAGGTAACTAGCTATGCCTAATATTTTCGAAATAAGGGCTTTTTTAGCCTTATACTCATCGTTTATCCCTATTATCGCATATCTGTATACCATCCCATCCTTCGACACCTCCACGCCCACGTATTTAGGCGCAACGGCATCCCTATGTAATACGATAAACGGGCTTTTGCCGTCTAGCTCATTTATCAACTGATTAAACTGTCGCCTCGTCATCTGATAGTGATATTATTTCCATGTTATAAATACGATCTCTCTTTACCTTTATCTTCTCGCATAGCTCATCGAAGCACTTATCTTCTTCTAACTTATCAACATAATATAATACACTTGATTTAGAGCTTCCTTGAAGATATATATTCCCTCTTATATTCTTTGAGAAAAAATTAGGCAAGACCATCTTTTGTCTCTTATCTTTATTATCCATGTAAGATATAACAACAACCCACAACTCTGGCTTCCGTTCTTTTACCGATAACATAAGATCGAGACCCGATTGACTATTGATATTCCTTCTGCCAGTTTCGTTATAACGTAGAATAATATAATCATCTGCGTTATCATTCTCAACCATCACGACTATGGGGCGATCGCCCTTCCCATTATCACATAATACTCTTGCCTCTTCCCCGTTGCGGAGATATACCTTATCGTAATCTCCGTTTTTGTATATCTCAAAATCAAATTCTATTACCATCTTATTTCCTCCTATTGATATATTGTTGTGTACGACCTTCCTCTATCTTCTCGAAATAAAACTTATTCCCATATAACCGAGTGAAGCAGATATTATACCCGAAATGTTCTGCGCGTCTGATCTGCGCGTAACCTCTACTGATGTCATTATTATCAATCAGCGTAACAAAACAATGTGATCCTACTTCTGTATTCAAAACCAGATTTTCCCAATCTTTTACCTCCATATCAAATCTCCTTAAATAATTTTTTGTTATGATTATCGCTATTATACCATTTATCAATATTATCGTACTGCTTTGGATAAACCCCATAAGACCTACACCACCTAGGTAACGGCCCGTTCAGCACGTCTAACGCCGTCTCAAGGTCAAACGTAGCTTCCTCCTTGACACAACACCCCGATCCACTTCCACAGCTCGGTATATAAGCTCTACTATACGCTACGCTCATCCCATATTCCCCATGACTCAGATACCCGATGTTGGGTGAATCAGGGAAGGCGTAATACAACATCGTATAATCACCCTTACTCCAACCTCTATTATAAGTATCATCCTGCCATGCGAAAACCCTGCAACCGGCCTTCTTTAACTCATCAGCCGCTTTTCTTAAAATATTATCTCCCATATCATTTATATTTAAATTATGCCAAGGCGCCGGGAACCGACCCCGGACCATATCCGCACACGTACGATCATGGTATTCCTTCCGCCCCGCCAAGGCTTGGTTCAACATTAACAAACTTTCATATCCTCACACATCTTAAAAAAGACCTCTCTTATGATCCTCTTGTATAAGATGTATATCTCATCATCATCCTCATCGAACTCCACGCCCCATGAACGTAATAAATATCTAATGTCGCAATCCGCTATATGAATCCTAAATATGGATGGAACGCTCATTATGTAATCCTCAAAAGCTTTCTTAATCCCATCCCTTTTGATATGTTCTCTATACTCATCCTTGAACACGTTAAGCATAAAAGATAGATATTCCCTATCATATTTAAACTGCTTCCCATAATTATCTGTATCTATATGATCCAGTATATATATTTCTATCGCGTCTCTATCGTATCTTGACATACTTCTTCCTCCTCCTTTTGATATTTTATAACCTTTTTCTCCCCATACGCCTTCGCTAACTGGATAAGTTGACCGGTAAATACCTTGGTACGGTGTTTTACGATCTTATCCACCAGCTCCGGGCATCTGGTTCTCCATCTATAATTAACCTCACCTTTAGCTTTCTTCTTGTAATACCTGTAGAATGTTACGGCTACTACCACTTCCCCATTCTGTTCAAAAGCAACCAAATCGTAATTGTTGTAAGTTATTTCGTTCATCGTGTAATATATTTTATAAATTCAATCACTTTCTTTGGCAGTGAATCTATATCCTTCACTCTTTTACCAAAATTGTACATATGACTTCTATGCGGATAATAATCTCCCGCATACATCCCTACTCCTAATGGATGGAATGGATCTTCACTACATGAAAAAACAGGGTAATACACCATTCCATAACAATCCTTTATGTTTTTATTTACACATACTATAGTATATCTATCAGCCACTTCATCGCCAAAATCATATACTCTTACTTTTACTTTCACGCCATCTGCGTTTGTCATAATATTATCCATATGTTCCTCCTTTGTTGTTCACTATCCGACTAATCTATTTTCTTCCCATATAAGGTGTATGTACCATACCATCCCCTATCCATATTTACCACCTCAATATGAGATATATGATAACAACCATTAGCTATTCTGCCGCAATCGGCTATCACCATAGCTATATTCCTATACCCAGAATCTATGAAAACACGAACCAACCTACCCCCGCTAAATATAGACACCTTGATATCGTCTTTCTCTTTTATAATCCTTCTCATATCATATCCTCCTATCAAACTAATCTATCATTTTACCATAATTAGTATATGATCCACACCACCCACGAGCCTCATTCGACACCCTAATATGATCAATGGGCTTATCCCCGACCATATTATTGGCGTACGATATTACATCCGACATACTTCTGAATCCGGAATCCTTAATGGATTTTATAAGCGTCCTATCATACCCGAATACCAATATCTTCACAATATCTCTTTCCTTCACAGTCCTCCTCGCTCTCATAATATTCTAGCCATGAAATAAACAAACATAAAATCCACCTTATCATAATCCACCCTATGACCGGTTATCTCGAATATAACCCTACGCTTTTCTATAGTCTGTATATTATCTAACTGAATAGCTATGTAAGGATATTTCATAACTTTCTCTCTATTGATATTATTCAAAATAGCGTTGACATCTTGCCTGCGAAAATACATATTTACCCCTATGTAGCTGGCAACCAAAAGACATTCGTCTATTATCCCATCTGTATCGAATAACAATAACATATCATCCTTCTCGATAGTATATTCCATATCAAGAATCTTGATACGTTTGCTCCCGTCCTTCTTATTAGCTATAAGAATCTCTATCATATCCTTATCGGTCGTAAGGATATAATACGCCTCATCCTTTGTAATATTATCACGAAGGTAAGATAGCGCTTCATCTTGTAATCTTAGTAATTCTATTTCGTCCATATTTATTTCTATTGTTGCCAAGGGAAAAAGGACGGCGCTGGCGACAAGGCCTGTCCAGCCTCCCCGCAGCCGCCCGCATTCCCCTTGGTGGTATTAACTTCCTCCAATAATCTCATAATCGAATTTCACATTAATACTCTCATCAATGTTTAATTCTTTCTTCATCCCAAATACAGTCTCCCTTACCGTATCAAAATCCGATAATTGATCTTCGGGATTATTCACAAGCTCTCTCCGGTTATTCTTCCTAGGTTTTCTAGATGTAAGAATATATTCCGCACAACAGCTTCCTTCAAATGTCCTCACTCTGGAATACCATAGATCACCGGTCCCGTACTCAACACATATATTCATGTTTATGATGGTATTATCCCACGCTTTTTCCGGTAAATGTTTGAAAATCCTGTTAACCCACCCCGTGTCAATATCTATATAAGGACAATCTAAATCCGATGTCCCCTTAATATCCAGATATAGCATAACCTGTCTATTATTCTTAAACATTTGAGCTTTCACATTCATTTTCTTCCGTCCCCATACCACTATTCTATTATTCCCAACTTCCCGTAATAAGGATAAAAACAACCGTCTCGATAAACCGAATATCTGAGCGTTTTATCCTTTGCTTCATAGATGGAAACACAACCGCTGTTATAAGCGTTGGATAGTTCTTTTGTTACAAATCCACCTATTCGTTTATAGGTTTTAGGCGTATCCGCCAACGGCCTGCCTACATATATTTTTACCCTCTTGCACTTTTTGTCGCCTACGTATATATCCTTTTCTCTAAGCTCCGTTAAATACATGAATCTCATATCAACCGATTTTAAATCCAACATTCCTCTACCTCTATCTCCATATGATCCTCCCAATCACATCTATCAACATCCTCTCCATCCTCAAAGTAATAGTAAGCCCATACCTGTACGCCTCCTACCTCTATATATCCATCACTTTTCCATTCTATCAACCCGTCTTGCCTTACCACGTTGGTAGGCTCAGCCCCTAGCGACAGCAGATTATTTACTATACTACCGCCAAATACGTTTCTTGCTTCTTCTTTAGTCATATCACTGTCAGATTTTTAATATTACACTAACGCCAAAGGGGAACAGGAACGGACGACCAGCGGGGCCGACCCCACGCCATCGCCGCCTCCCGTTTCCCTTGGTTTCCTCCGCATCGCCCCATACCAATAAACAATATCTACCCGCCATCGCTCACAACCGCCTTGCCTTGACCGGAAATTCCTACCACTTGTAAACTTTTACATTTGATCGGAAGATACCCCTTGCTCGAAAGGTGTTTTTCTTGTTTGTTGGTGTTTTTTCTTGTTTGGAGGTGTTTTTTCTTGTTTGGAGGTGTTTTTTCTTGTTTGGAGGTGTTTTTTCTTGTTTGGAGGTGTCCCATCACGCAAACCACACCCCTCCCTCTAAATCCCCACGAAATCCCAAGACCTTCCGCTACTTTGTTCCACGTGGAACGCTGATTCAGTCTAGGATATCGAGGTCTTTGTTCTTGATTGCCTTATATACTTGCCTAATACAATGTATTGGTAATAAAACCAATAAAAGAACTATGATCAAAGGGAAGGCGTCGCCCGTAGCTATAACATACCGCCCCAACTCAAACGCCATATACCCACAAAACAAGGTAAGCACCAAATATATAAATACACCCATAAAAATATACAATAAGTAACCGTGATTTAAAAACAATACCCAAATAATACAAATAATTGAGTATCAACAACATAATATATATCAAGCCTTAGAGCTACCTCTAAGGAAAGATAAGCCCAGATATAGATAAAAAATATACAATAAGTACCGCCTATTATATACCTTTTAGGATCGATTCACGCATGAAACCATACATAAGGGCACAATATACCCGCCTGCATGGATATAGATATATACAAAATGATATGCAATGAATGATTTTACTTACACATTTTCGATCAAGGCTTAAAATTTGCCGCCTCAACACTTTTATGTGTAAGCAAAACATATGAATATGCTATCATTTTGTAAAATATAGGCACAAAAAAGCCCTTCAGTCATATATCACTACATTACTGAAGGGCACAAACTTTAAAATCAAATAAAAACAAACGATCTATCGCCGCAATTTGTTTGCCATGTAACTAACACGTTTCCGCCTACATTTATCAGATTCCCTACTACAATCTAATTTATTAGATTTGTATAGCTCTTTGGTAAGCTCAACGTAGAACTCAATTTGAGACTTTCTTGCGGCGTTTAAAGCCTTTTCTTTTTTAAGTGCTAGCTTTCTATTAAGATTATCAAACTTTCTCCTATACATAATTTATTCGTTTTAAATGGCACCAATAAGAAACGGTAAGCCGGGGACAATACGGCCGGCGTTATCGATACTACCAGCCGAACGCCCGCACGCCCCCCTTTTTCTTTGGTTTCGTCCCTTTGCCGACAACGAAGCCGGCCAGATATGCACATACGTTACCCGTGATACGTATCGACAAGGCGCACTTTGTCCGTCAATTTAACCGCACAAAATACCCTTGTAAGGGCTGTTATTTTGATACTACATATAGTATCCAAGTATTTAAGCAACCTTAGATACTATTGCTTTGATATATTGGCACGGTTATAGCCCCGTAATGCACTCCATACATGTTACTCTAGCAACGCATGGACATACGCCCTATACATGCGTATATACACCAACGTACCCCGTGTTTTTACACGGCCTACTAGGTTAGCCTAGTGTATTTTACCGAATTGATATAGACCTAAAGATAATAGCGCTATCCTGGACTAGGATAGCGCCTAAACCACATTGTTAAGCGACGGCTTATCTATCGCAAGCTCTCGATACTCTAACGACTAGCGATATGTCTATACCAAAATGTTAAATATCTTTACCTATTTAGTCTAAATCAGTAGCGCGACGGGAACGCATAGGTGTGCTACCATAACGCCCCTATGCACAAATGATATAGGGGCTAATTATTTGCTATCTTTCATTTTTGGGGTGTGTCAAATAGTAGGTGACACACTTTGCAATAAGATTAAACGTATACCGTTTGATAGGTACGGCACACTTTATGATACGTTTATCTGCACCGTTAAACGTATCATAATATATACCAAAATCGTACTCTATAGGCTCATTATATCCAAAGCGTTTATGAGACGATCCTAGTATCGCTATATCCTCTATTTCACTCATTTTGAGCTTTTTGTTTTTATCCTGATCGTTTTTATCATAGTATTCACGTTCTATTTCTTTGTATGCACAAAACGTATTATTTACTCGTGGGAGTATTTCTTTGCAAAGTTGTATTACAACTTCCTTATCTTTAGCTAAAGCAACCAAAGCGGGAACTATAGCCCTATCTACCTTGATATCATTATCCTTGAGTATTTCGTTAACCTCTTTGCTAGATTTAAACAGCTGACACCAAGCTTTTACTGCACCTGTTAATGTCTTTTCGTTTGATTTTTTAACTTCATTTTGTACTTTGTTAATCTCTTTACTTATCATATACTTTGCCTATACCTTTAGGACTTATAATGGCATCTGGTGCGCCTGTTTGTTAATGTTATTTTTACATAGGCAAATATACTACATGTTTTATTTTCAAACAAATATTTTGCAATAAAAATTCGACGATTATATGTAATAAATCTAATCAAATGTAAACATATATTAAAATATTGATTTATATGATTGACAATCAACAAGTTAAATACAAAATAAACATTCTTTTTTAAACTCTCAGATCGTTTGCCGTTCCTGTTTCCCGTTCTTCGTAGATTGGGGGGGGTGGGACCAAAAACGGCAGCCCGGCCGGGCCGATTTCGGGGAGGTGGTCCGTCCCGCATATCCCCCTCCCATCATACCCCACCTCATCCTTCCAATAACGTCCCGCATATCATCCTCCCCGAATATCCCTCATACTTCCTCACAACCATATCACCTTCCATCTCATTTAATTTGTTATATTTGCGATATAATTAAAACATAATATATTATGAATAAAGAAGTTAAATACATGATGGGGGGGGGGTATTTATATCCTTCGTAAAAATTTATTCTTATGATAAGGAGGAGATTTTATTCAAGTTATAAATCCCCTGTTGATAATGGCGTTTATGCCGTTAAACAGGATGGTAGATTAATACCTTTGTCAAAGGCGGATTATCAATGTATATCCGTAGCTATTGTACATGATGATCATAAGATCATGATTGAGAAGAATGAAGATTCTAATCAAAGCTACAAAACAGCCACGTCCGGTTTGCCCGATTCTTCTAACAAGACTTACTCTTTTTATTGGGGTGAATATGGTACGGATCAGATTGGCATTACAAATTATGACAAAGTAGACGGGAGCAATGATTTTGGTTTCCTGAAACCTGAGCAAGATTCATACAAAGGTACTCCATATCTTCCGGATGATGTTAGCTCCTGGACGAATGGAGCTTTATCTGATTGGGATGGGAAAGCGAATTCCAATGTATTAAAAGGGGTGACTACCGGTGGCGGTTCTTATACTTCCTATGCGACAGCCGGTCATGTACTTAATACGTTCTTAGCTAGTGCTGACGCTAAGGGATATGATGATTGGTATATCCCATCATGTGGTCAGCTTTCATTGATATATATGTACTTGATTAGCGTCAATAACGCGTTATTGGCTATTGGTGGACAGCCGTTAGATACCAGATATTATTGGTCTAGTTCAGAGCATAGCTCCAACTCCGGATGGATCGTACTATTCAACAATGGGCGCACATTCACCCGATACAAGCGCCTAACCTCTTCTGTTCGATTTGTACGTGACATCGAGTGATCATACACCCTACTGACCCAATAGAACGGGGCTGGCTCCCATCCCTTATAGCCTTCCCGGCGGGTATGACGCCAGCCCCCTTCCTTGGTATCTTCCCTCCCCCATCTAATATAATTTATTATATTTGTACGTAACTTAAATTATTTAATCATGTATCAATATATTACAGATAACTTCGTGGGGGGGGGTGTATTTTAACCCTCAGATAAGGAGGGGGTATGTTTAGGCGCAGGACTTCTTCTTCCGGTAATATCCACTACCGTATCAATATAGACAAGAGCATGTGTCCTAATCCTGTAGATATATATATTGATGGAGATACATATCAATCTGATTTTAACGGATCTTATCTTGATATATATCGCAATAAGAAGATAGAAGTTATAAGAATAGGTGGACAGATAGTTTCAAAGGATCAACAATATGAGTACAACATTTTATTAGGCACGACTGGAGGTGTTTCAAAAGGGACTCTCACGTATCTATATAATTCTGGTGTGCATTGTGATTTAGCTGATACGGAGTTATACGGGAATAGGATAACTAAATTTACTCCTATAACGGAGATAACCGATCCTGAGGAGATCATCAATTTCACTTACATGTCTGAATTTTATAATCAGATTACAAGTAACAATCGTATAACTTGGCAAGGTCATCTTATAACAAGTGATCATTGTATAACAGCCAATGCCTGTCAGGAATGCCAATCTGTTGCCGTTGGAACTGGCATTTACAATAACACCTATAATGTAAATATAGTAATTGTAGTACCATCATAATATATTGTGAGGAGGATGTAGTACCAAAGGGAGGTAGGCCTCCCTTCATCCCTCCGGGCCTACCCATCGGGGCTTCCGCCGGCTACTTCCCTTGGTATATATCTTTATTATGGAATAATAGATAGGTAGTGGCACGACCACCACCTTAATATCGTATGATCAAGTATCCGGCACGAATTTATCCAAGTCAAAGTTCTTAGCATAATTCCAGATCCTTACATACCTAAACATTCCCGGGAGCCCCATGTTATATGCTGATGGATATCCTCCTATATTAAAATAATATGTTTGATAGTTTCGTGTATACATCACATTAGTCGCATCCTCATAATTCAGTACTCCTCCAATATATTCCCTTAAATACCCATTTCTCCACGACGCCATTACATGTACCCATTGATATGCTGGTATATCTACAGATCGTCCTTTGGTATAAAAAAGTTTAGTCCCAAATGATGAGACATTAACACCTATACATAAATAGTCTTGTGTAGTAGATTGGGTTCCATATGGAGCGAATAGATAATATCTTCCTTCCTGCTCTGTATTTAAATAGAGCAACGCTTCTATGGATATTTCGTTATCTGGTTGAGGGCATGGTAATATATTCGAGTCATTATCAAATTTGATATAGGAATTGTAGGCTCCTACTCTTCCCATGGAAAATACATATTTACCATTATATTTATCAATATCCATATACATAGATCCATCCACATTCATATTATATTTTGACAGATCTTTTATCCATGGAGCTTCCACGTAAAAATAAGCGTCATTCACGTTACCGGACGGCGGAAATGGCATTTGACTTAACATTCTTCTTCTTAACATAATCTATTGTTTTTATGGAGGACGGGAAATACCCCCCCCATTGAGTTAATTTTATTTAATATCATATTATTATGCATTTTGTACATACAAATATATGATTTATTCTCAGATCATGTCGCTGAATCCAAGGGAACGGGCTGGCTCCCATCCTTCCGGGCATCCCCCGTCCTCCCACCGCCTCCCGTTATTTTTGGCTTCCTTCTGGTTTTATCCTCAAAATTTCATATCTTTGGGACAAAACTATAATTATGTTTAGATACATATTTCATAAGCTTAAGATCTTCTTCTGCGACGACGACGTTGAGAAGATATATGTAAGGGACAGTACGGTTATCCGCAACAACGAGATCCATAGGATGTATAATGAGATACTGGACGAGTTAGGCGATTTGGCTACGGTCGTGTCAAGGAACTACGTATATGGCAAGATAAAGGACAGGACTGGATTAAGCATCCGTCATATCAGTAGGATAATAAACCATACTAAAGTTGAGGAGATATGATTAAGGATACGATGGAGTGGAATATGATAAATGAGATATCAGCGTTATTCGTGATGATATTCACGGCCGGGTTGATGTTTGTCATGCCGATGTTAGATATAGAGTGTGATGATATTACTATTATAATAGGATCAGGGATAATACTATCTTTTATATTAACCATAATACCGATCTTACTTTCTTATGACATAAGGGATGAGATCATTGAGTTGATTGAGGATCTGGATAACCAGATAGTGGTAGACACTTCGGTATATAAAACGAACCTGCCCTAAGTAACTCCTAGGGCAGATATTAATCTCAATTCGACTTCAAATACGATTCTATTCTATCAGCGGCCTCATTAGGCGTATGTTCATCCCATTCCCATGCCGTATCAAGTTCAGGGATATTAAACAACTCCCAATACTGGTTCTCATAATGATTGGATATCTGTCCAGTTGGCAGTTCTGCCATTACGATAAACCACCCTCCGCCGAAGCATTCCTCTCCATCATAATGCTTATATGATTTACAGACCTTTATATCGCCTTTGGCCAACTCGTTGAAGAAAGCGGCATTGTAAAGCATTCGATATTTATATAGTTCGTTAAATGTATGATATCCGTCGGATACGTTACCCATATCATCTTCATGTAAATATGTTTTCTCAAAAATGTCCTGCTTGCAAGGATAAAACTCCCCGTTTACTCCCTTGATGATGTAATCACCTACATTGGCTTTCATAACACCTTCAAGAGTTTCTATACTACAATCAACAGAAGGAGGTATCCCTCTATCCGCATCACCTTCACGAATAACTTCTATTTTAACGTTATCACCAGCGAAATCCTCGATCTCATGATTATTAAAGCCCTTCCATTTTACAGCTTCTACTGCAATTGGTTTCTTTACATACCTATTCATATTTTACGATTTAATATATTATTATCTTTTGATATACCTTTCTATAAGATCTATGGATAATTTAGCGCCCAGCTCTTCCTCCAACAGGTTAAGGTAGTTCCGGTGCAGGCACCCGCCCCGCTCCACCTCTCTGAAGCCTGCCCCGTCCCGGATCCTGACCAGCCCTTTCCTTGGATCCATGTCGATCAGATCCCGAAGCTCGTTCATGTTCTTGAACCGGTTCTCTATTACCTTAAATACATCGATCTTAGGTTTCTTATTCTTATCTTTGGACTTTATCTTAACTCTTCCACTCATATCAATTATCTAGTAGCTTTACATGTAATATGATTCATGTTATTATTGCCGCAATAAGCGCACATAGACGTGAAAGGTGAATACACCCTTCCGCATACTGGACATCTCCATCCATACATAACAGGATTTGTTTGTTTGTCAATTTCTTTCAACCCATCATTAGTAGTGGTTGATGCATTTTTGTTTTCCATATCATTCATTACCGCGGTGGTTTCCTAACCGATATTCGCCGGTCATGGAGCCATCCTTATTTATCTTATCTGTACTTCCAAATCCATTATCACCTCTATCAGATTTTCCAAGATCTTCTAATGACTCCACTTCTTCCCATACGATACGTTCCCTTCTACGAATAAGAAGCTGTGCTACCTTACCACCGACATTACAATAATAAGGACTATGCCTATTCATTTTTCTGTGAACTATTATAATCTCCCCACTATATCCTTCATCAATGGTAGCAGGGGCGTTTTGCATAATTAGCTCGCTATTAGTAAAACCACTACGTGGACGGATTTCCATCTCATAATCCTCTGGCAATGCTACATGTACGCCCGTATGATATATGATCCTGCCTCCGTCAAGTTCTATATCCTTAACGAACAAATCCATACAAGCATCTTCTTTATGAGCGTATTCAGGCAGCTTAGCTCCTTCTTCCAGCCATATCTTGACCTTACACGTATCTATACCATCAAGTAACTCAACTGCCTCTTTATAGCTCATAGGTTGCTCTGAGGCTAATGAAATGGCTCTTGCTAATAAATCTTTAATCTTACTCATTTTATCTTGTTTTTAAATTCCTTTCCTTTCGGGCATTGTAATTTACATTCCTCGCCACAAGCGGAACAGTTGGGTCTCATTCCGGGTACCCCTCTTCCCCCGTACGGCCAGTAGGCGTAATCGCAGACGCTCCAGAACGCCTCCATCGCCCTGATCTTGGCATCGACGGTTATCTTCTCCTTCACCTTTTTCATGCTCTTCCTGAACTCATCTTTCATATCCTTCCCTTCTATCTGTCTGGCCTTACGTCTCTCGTTCCACCAATTGTAGTAGAATTTGTCTGCCATCTTATAAGCTTCGGGGTCAAATTTATCACGATGCAGGATAGGTGCGTCCTTGATCTTTCTCAAATTCCTGCCACAAACATAAGCGAGTCCTGCGTACGGAGGTATGTCCTTAGGATCAACCAACCCATCCGGAACGCAGTAGTAGAAGTAATTGGGGCGGCCGTACCTGACCCAGTCACCGGTCTCGTACAGGGCTTGCTTTCGCGCCTCGAACCAGCCTTGCATTACTTGGTGCTTACCCTCCTTCTCGAAATCCTTGTTATAGTCAGCCAACGAGATCTTCACCTCAACCTCATAAGCGTACATGGATCTGGTTATAGCCAGATAATCGGACTCCCAGTTATAGACATACAAGTTGTTTATAATCCATCTAGGAGATACCAAGAACTGTCTGTTAAGGATATCCAATATCCCTCTTTCAGTGTATTCCGTGCCTTTATTTGATTGCCGTGTTCCCATCTCCTGTCAGAGGATTATTCCTATATCCTACCGCCATTATAGCGTTACCTATCAACATCCTCAACTTCTCCATATCATTATCATGGAACGAGAAAGTGGTTAGAATATGACCATTGGTCTTATCATAAGATTTTATCATCAACACAGCCACATACTCACCCATCATCTTACCATTCATGATATCAAGATCAATTATGCCGTGATCTATTAGATCAACCACATCCCATCCTAATGGCAGGTACTTTTTTATTTGATTAATGTCCATCCCAAATAGTTATTATAAAAAGGAGGGTCGTGCTACCCTCCTATAGATTACACACGAAAAATAGAACTGAAAGCGATCTTAAGCACGTAAGATTTTGTTGATTCCCGTAGGCTGTCTACCGGTTATCGTTAATTACCGACCTACGGGAATATGTTTAAGAAAACACCATGTGGGGAGTGGGGGAATCGAACCCTTATCCACGCTACGATTAGGAATCGTAAATTCTATCCGTTAAATTAACTCCCCTAATTATCAATCCTTTAATTTTCTGTAGTAAGAGGCATGTCTTGGAATGCCAAAGATATCACATATTTTCCTTACCATATTGTCAGATACGCCTAATTTTTTACCGACACTTAGGAAAGACTCATTTTTAAGCATATCAAAAAGCTTATCCTTAGTTATATCACCATATTTGGATAACATATCCTCTCTTCTTTTCTTGTTATTACAATCAAAACACAAACTTCCCTCAGTATCATGACATAAATCCTTACCGCAGCACGAGCAATACTTAACTTCCACGGGTTTACAATACGCTATCCCTTCCTTATCAAAGTAAACCTCAGCTCCATGATGAAACCTTGTATGATCGGCATTAGATCTAAATATCATAAGATTATCAGGTCTATTATCATGCCTTATTTTATTGATATGGTGAACGACTTCTTCCGGCTTCAAAAGTCTTCCTATTTTTCTTTCAGCCACGATTATATGTTCATATACAGCTCCGCTACTTCTAGCTCTATGATGAGTCGTATCTATTATCTCTACATATCCATTATCCATATTAAAACAATATTTTAGCGAATCCGGCTGGAATCGAACCAGCATCTCCAATATTATGGTAATCATCCAATGATCCTCGGATCCATATGTCCCGATCCTCCCGGACAAGGACATCAAACAAAATCTAAACTCTAAATCTAATGACAAAACTCTATGCTAGTTTTTCCCCAAAAAACAACGTAGTCCTGGCGGAGGGGCTTGAACCCACGTGCGACCAACTACCCTTTCTACAAGGTATAAGCTTGAGGGGATACGCCAGGATGGTTTCCACATCGTCTTTCACAAGAGGATATGGATAGGAATTTCTCGAAGTTTATATAGTAACTTTATGAAACTATTGTCCAACATTCTAGCATATAGCACCAATCCTCAAACGGGAACGTCTCCACACCAGATCTACCCCATCCCGCCCCCCAACTGTTCTGTAGGACGAAGCCGGCCTTGTCCCAGCCGGTAAGGATAACGGCATGACCTCCCAAGTTCTGTCCTTGGCCTTGCCAGAATCGATTACCATAATTATAGCAATACAGACCTATAACCAGAGGGCCATTCAGCATCAAAGCTACCTTGGCTGATACCGGATCTATGATCCTAGCGTAACTGTTTATTTTCTCCCCATCTACGCCTATGTTCTTGATAGACTTGATAGCGTCACGAAGAACCATCCCGTCTTGATCCTTATCCTCTCTCAGATCATATATATCGTAGGGAGAGATCTTAGCCGGTCTTTTAATAGCCCTTATACTCTTTCTCCAGTTAAGTATCTCAGCTAAGCTTACCGCAGCGCAAATAGGAGAAGATCCTTGATCCACTACGCTATCAACGTTATTGACCTTATACTCATCAGGAACAGCCTCATGCTGCATATTCATAATAGCGTCCCTGTCATCCGCTGGTGAAGGTATGTAACCTAGTCCGTATTTCATTATCTATCTTTTTTTATGGTAATCAATTATCTTAATATTAAACGTATCGGATCTCTGCCTTACCTGTATAGACCCCCTAGCCTTTCCCTTGGCGTCGTACAGGGCGGTGAAGCCAAAGTTATCGACCCGGCCGTCGTCCAGCGTAAACCGCCACTCCTTCCATTGGCCCATCACGGTCCCGGAAGACACTATGGAATCCACTACATAAGATATGTCAGTAGTATCATATTCCGTATAATAGGTTCTTGACGTACTGCATCCGACAACCGCTAAGGTAAATAACGTTAACAAGAAAAACAAGATCTTATTCACTTTTCTTAGATTTTTTACGTTTCTTAGATTTCTTCTTATCCTCCGCCTTATTCTCGACATTTACGTCATTGCCGGCATCGGCATCAGTAACCTCAGAGGCATTATTTTCAGGTATATCAATATGACCGGAATTAGGGTCCATCTTATCCTCATCAACAACAACCTCATCAGGTACATCATTGTCTAAAGCCTCTGGATCGATATGATTTTCCAGATACTGGATACGATCGGACATAGCCTTATTCTGATCCTCGAGTTCCTTATATCTTCTTCTAGCCTCATCGAGTAATTTAGATGATAGTTTATGTTTCTTCTCGATATCCATATAAGCCCGTTTAAGAGTTTCTTTCTCTTTTACCGACTCATTATATAGCTCTCTTGATTTACTAAGCTCATTTCCCATCTTAACTATATGAGAATCCTTTGATTCTATATCTTTATTAATAGAATCAATGAGCGTATTAAGATAACTTACTTTCTCATTCAATTCAAATACCTTCGCAAGAGCATTTTTGTAATCTTCTCTTAATTTATTTGAATAGTTAATAGCCTCATCAAGATCCTGTTTTAGAGTATTTATATAGCTACTCTTTACTATCTTCAATCCGAACATGTTCATTACTTTTATAAGTTCTAAAAATATCGGCTTTTATCTTGCCGACTATAATTAACTCAGCTATATGTTTGTCTTTCTCGACTATAGCCATATCCTTACGGACATTAGTGACCCTGATCATGATATTCCCGTTATTAGACGAGACGAACGGTGATCCTACCAAAGTAAGTCCCGTATCTCCGGTAAACGACGGCAGCATCATCAACACCCCTATGGTATTATCCGGAAACGACGCCCATACCCCTGTGTCTATATCAAGGACATCACCCTGTCCTAATGGGAAAGCATTACCCTGCTTGATAGGAATATCCTTACCCAACGAGTTCCATGCTTTCGAGAATCTTACGGAGTTAAGGAAGATCTTCCCCTCTTCCTCCATCATCCCTACCATAGGGTCGCAATTCAATCTAACCTCGTTTTGTTTATCATCCGGCTTCTCCTCAAGCTCATCAAGGTCTCTGGCTGATGTAAACGACTTGCTTTCCAGAAGCTTTTTAATATCCTCAATACTGGCCATTATAATTTGATTATTAAATAAACGATCTTCAATCCTAACTTCAAATCAGATGTCTTCTCGAACATCTCCCTAAGAGGTAAGATAGTAGCGTCAAGATCTGACGCTACCCATTCTCCATCCTTATAATACATATCCTTTTCCTCGGAATACGCTATACAAGATCGATGCCCTAGGTTCTTCATAACCGTATCTACCTTATTTTGGGTAGGCATCGAGACACGATTCACTTTAGTAGATATATTGAAATTACTCTCCATTAACTTTCTGTTTTTTAATTAGTTAATTAAAATGGAAGATCACTGTCGTCTCCAAAAGGAGGATATTGAGGAGGTTGTTGTTGACCTCCAAACAAAGGGGCTTGCGCTTGCTGCGGAGCCTGCGTAGCGTATGACGGTGGGGGCGTTTGCGTTATAGCCTCACCAGCGTTGTTTTGGCTTGGAGACTGAACCGGTCTCACGCCATCCGCTTTAATACTTTGGATATATTTATTAAGTACCTGATAAGCGAAAGCGTCTTGGGTCGTATAATCAAACTTCTTATTCCCCATTATATCAGTACTCTCAACCCTGTCAGGCCATCCATTCTGCCCGTTCTTATAATATTGCTGGATAAGCTCGTCCTTCCCATCTGGAGTTTCCCTAGCGTATGAAATGAAAAAATTACCGGGAGCATATTGATCCCCTTTCTTAGCATGAGCAGGATTGATCACCACCTTACGTTTCAGGTCGATATTAGGCAAGTACCTTACCAGTGACTTAACGTAATTATTGATACCTCCTTTTTGAGTCATCAAAGGAACGTTTATAAAGTAATTACCATCCTCATCACTTATCTTTATGGATAAGTATTTGGCATTTATTCCATTGAACTCCACTTCTCGCACATTGATATCAGACAAATAACCTTCGATACCGTTCCAGAATACCCTCCAATAAGAAACGGCTCCGGTCTTCTCGTTTATATGCTCCTCGAAACCTTCCTTTGGTTCTCTTGATGACTGATATAATAATCCGCTACCACTTACTTTAAAGTAATGGTTATTACCACCTGATGAATTTTCTCTAACTCCCATTTTATGTATTTTTAAATATTAAACAATAACTGATGATGACAAGAAATACTCGTTCTTATTATCCTCCCCATAAATCTTATTGAAATGAGATTTATGATCATGCTCGATAACCACCCTATTACATGAGACGCTTTTTATAATACCAAGATATCTTCCACATAATACGTTACATATAATATCTTCACCATGATAAGACAAAGAAGCAAGTCTCTCCTTACATGATTTACCGGAAGACGGGTTCTCTGACATAATACCGCATCCTTTATCGGTAAATATCAACTTGCAATGATCAAACTCATTTACCTTAAGATTGTTTTGGAGGGCTTGGACGAGTAGATCCTTATCAAAGACATAGGTACTTGTTTTGACAAAATGCTCGTCCACGAACCTCCAATTTGGATAATTACCCTCAAAATGGGTCTCATACATATCCATATCAGGCGTAGAAAAATAAGTCTTAGTATCGTCCACTTTTATAGACAACATATCCGATGACTTATTGATATGCTTATCAAGCAATATCGCGGATTCGTTCGATACCGGGATAAACATCTTATCTACCTTATCCTTATTAGGGACAAAATACCTGTAAATAGTATTTCTATCCGTACTTACTATATTAATATTAATATCATCAATATCAATGACCACATTCTCGATGCATGGATAAAAGTCATCTACCTCCGTATAATCGCTGGCTTTGTTAAGAACCGAAACATAATCGCTCATCTTAACCTTAATTCCTCCATCAAGTATCTTATGTACCTGCGGGAATGTATTGATATCAAAAGCCGGACAACTATACTCACCAGAAGCATAGCGGATCGTTATCTGATCTTTTTTATCTGAAAGCAGTATCGTAATCTCGCAATTCTTCTGTTTTTTCATGAACTTAATAAAAGAGCTTGCCTCTACCAAGAAAGAGAAGTTAGAGTCAGCCTCGACCTCCAATCGCTCTATAACACATACCTTGGCATTTACGGAAGTGATATAAGCCAGATTATTGACAACATCTATCTTAAGATCCTTATAAAGGGAGTTGGAACCGGCGTTCTTAACCACCGTCTCCAGTTTACCCAACTTCTCATTTAATGACTTCGACAAGCACTTTATCAACATAATAAACAACTTTTACATGACATTGCAAATATAATCATAATTATATTAATACAAATATAATAAATACTTAATAGTATTAAAATAATTTAAACTTACGTCTAATATACTCGGCTATAAGCGTAGCGTCACACATTCCGTCTTGTATCTTAGTAGGTTGTACTCCTTTCCCTGACCATGGCTTCACGAAAGAGACCAAAGGGAAAAGGCGCATGGCGCATCGGATGGAGGTAGCCTTCGTGTCCAGCTTCGCCGCCGTATACACCCGATCGGCTGTCGTATGAAGCTCCTTCTGCCAGGTCTTTGGTTGCACCTCCTCGAACATGAACCTAACATCCGGGTGAGATCCGTATCGCTCCATCATCTCCACCATCATAGCGAATAGGGCGTTCGGTTCCCTGCGTCTCCCGCCAAAGGTGAAGTTGCTGGCGGCCGAGCTGTTGTGGATGCTGTGGACGTCCTCGACGGCGATCGCCAGCGTCCCGCCTCCCTTTTCTTGGATCTTGTCAGCGGCATCGAGGAAGAAGCTTGATATAGCCCTAAGATCTATATCCCCCTTAACCGATATCCTTGGAGTCATAATTACCTTAATATCCCCGTTCTCCGGGATCATAGACAATCCTCCGGTGTCTATACCCGGATCTATACCTATTGATATATTCATAACTTCAACGTATATAATGAATGGAAATCCTCCGGTCTAAACACCTGTATTGAGTTATCCGGATACATACCTATATAATAACCGTAAAAAGCCCGTAGAATGCCATTTTCTAGGATTATATCCAAAGCCTTTACCTTGTGACCGTCAACCATCACATCAAGCTCCTTGGTTCTTTGGGATATCTTATCAAACCATTCAGGTATAGGATCAATCCCGTACCTGAATGCGTTTACTGTTGATTTTATCGATATATATGTTCCCATGATCAGATAAGATTACAATCGTCACGTTTAACAACCTTAAAATCACCATTGCGAAGGAATATCGCCACATCAGATCTCGTATACGTAAGAGGTGTATACGATACCAAATGATAAGATGCCTGCCCGACGGCGGGGCGAACCGGTCTCAATACGGCTATGGCTATATCTCCGCCAAGTTCCGTGCCACCGGTGACACCCTGTAGGCACATGTATATGAATCCCTCATACTCATATCTCTTTCCAATAAACTCACTCATGGGAATACCTACGAACAGATAGTTCTTCACATCCCCTTTCTTAACCTCGACAGCGTTCTCTACACTGGACGGTATTACGTCTACAAATTTTACTCCTATTGCCATGATTACAAATTCAATTTAGTTCTTAATTCTTGACACAATTCTTGATTATCCCTCATGATACTTAACGTATTATCCACTCCATTCCCTACCCGGACCTCGCCATACCAGTACCATGATCCTTTACGGGTAAAGATACCGGTTTCCTCACATAACTTCAAAAGTTCAAGCTCCTTGTCAAATCCTACGCCATAATACAAAGCCGTCTCTGCTATCTGGAAAGGTATAGCTGTCTTGTTCTTCAATACCTTTATCCTAACCTCATGACCGATAGAAGACCCGTCTTCTCCTACAATGACCTTCTTCCTCGACATTTCCATACGGATAGAGGCGTAGAATTTAAGGGCATTACCGCCGGTTGTTACCTTAGGATCACCGTATATTACACCAATCTTCTCACGATACTGGTTGATGAATACCAGAACACAATCGCTTTTGTTTACGATCCCGGTAAGAACTCTCATAGCTTTTGACATCAACCGGGCTTGTAATCCCATGTTGCTGTCTTCCATATCACCCTCAATCTCCTTCTTAGGGACTAGATTCGCCACAGAATCCACGACAATAAAGCCTACCCTGCCGGACTCCACCAGCTTGGCCGTGATATCGATAGCCAACTCCCCGTAGCTTGGCTGGGAAATAAGGAACCGGTTCACGTCCAATCCCATCTTCTTAGCGTATTCGATATCAAAAGCGTTCTCCACGTCTATTATAGCTACCAGCTTATCGGGGTGCTTTTTCTGGAACTCGATCATACTTAACGTACACATCATGGTCTTGCCACAAGATT